TTTTTAATTTAATTACTGATTTAGAAAAGAGAAAATCAATAGCTGTTGTAAATATTCCGGATTATAATTTATATACTTCTTATAATCTTCCAACAAAACAAATAGTTTTAAATATATCGCCATTTAACATTGATGATATTTATTCAGTTGAACCAGATCCAAAGAATTTATATACCCAAATGATATATGGTATATTATTTTCAAATTTAGTAACGAATAAAGTAAAAGTTAAAAATTCTTATTTTATTCCAATTTCTAATTTTTTCTTAAGTGTCTTGATGGGATTATTTGGAAAAACATATGGGTTATTGGGAGCTTATTCAACAAACATAACAAAATTAAATTTTTTAGTTAATTGTTATATATTATCTTCGTTTTTTGGTATTACCGGAAGAAAATCTTATAAAATGGCTTCTAGTGTAACTTCATTTAATTTTAATGAAATAGAAAAAGATTTAAATACATATGATTTTTCTAATATTGAAGATTTTATAAAATCATTATCTAATCTAGGTGTTATGCCAGGAATAGATAAATATGCATTTACAAATAAATTTTTTAGAATTTTTGGTTTAAATTTTTTACCTGCTCTTGAGGATTTATCTAGGTTTATTTGTATTATGATGTGCATCAGTATGAAAGGATCAAGTTTGGTTAGTACTTTTATATCAAAATATAATGAGGATAGTTTTAATAGAGTAATTGAAATTTCTAAGATAGCTTTTAAATAGAGGAAAGTTAATGAATATTGAAGGGAAGGAAAAACTCTCAGGATTTCATCGAGCTCTTGTAGTTGATAATAAAGACCCTCAAATGTTTGGAAGAGTTTTAATTTGGATTCCAGAACTCATGCCTAAAGTTTCACAAGATAAGGGAATATGGGCTCTTGCTGCTAACAATCCAATATCTGGTTTAAACTCTGATGGTGATGATGAACATCAATATTCTGGTTCTTGTTATATCCCTCCAAAAGGTTCCTATGTATGGTGTTTTTTTGAAAATGGGAATCCCAACCGTCCATTTTATCTAGGTGGATTAAACTTACAAAATACAAAAATTTTACCGGAATGTCAAGTAGGGAGTAATCCGGAAAATAAATGGGTAATATTCAAAAGTCATTCTGGAAGAACAATTGTAATATCTGATGATCCTGATGATGAAAGAGTTGAAATTACTGGTAAGAAAAGGCAGTTGAAAGATCCTCCAAGTGGTGATACAGATTCTGTTTATACAATTCTTGATAATCAAACTACATTTTTAATTGACGAAAGAGATGGAAAAGAAAAAATTTTAGTTAAAACTTATAAGGGTGATTATATAAATTTTGATATAGAAAATCAGAAATTACATGTTTTAGTTAATGGAGATGTAAATGTAAAATCAAACGGTGGAATATTTATGTCGGCTACAGATAGTATTAATTTTAAAACTGGAGGTAACATTAATCTTCAAGCTGGAGGAACTGTAAATTCAAAAGCTGGAGGTAATTCAAATACTCAATCTGGAGGAACTATTAATAATTTAGCATCAGGTTTAATAAATTTAGATGGTGTTGGAGTAAATGAAATGACAGGTTCAGCATCACCAGCAGATGATGCAGGTGATCCAGATCCAAACGGTGATAGATAGAAAGGAGAAGTTTTTAAATGAGTATAATAAAGAATGGTTTTTGTTCTAAATTAACAGATGAATTTGATAATAGAATGGATCAATTATCTGCAGTTGAAAGTAAATTAGATGATAAATTACGATCATTAACAATTGGATTAGCAGGTATATTAGGTTGGTCTCCGCAAGAAGCTTTAGATAAATTTTCACAAAATATTGCAAAGAATACAGACAATCTTATTCCTCCTTTAGATGAATATGATGAACTAGTTGATTTGATTAATGCGTGTTCATTTACTAAAAATGATGCAATGCTTTCACAACCATCAACTTTATCTAGAGCTTTTAAAAATGAAATTAAGTCAAACTCAAGTCAACTTTTAAGTACATTAGCATCAGGAATTCCTTCTGAATTTAGTGCTTCAAATTTAGTTGACGCTTTGAAAGATCAAGCAAAAACAGCAAAAGTTGATATAATAACTCCAGAATCACTAAAAATTTTAGATTGTATAAGTGCTATTTGCGGAAAAGATATAACTGCAAGAGCTGCAAGATTACAAGGTTTTCTATCAAAATATAATTTTAAAGGAAATGGAGAATTAGATACTACAGCATTATTAGAATCTCAAGGAATTGGAAGTGCACAGATTCAAGCGATAGAACAAGTAAATAATCAGGTTGATGGAATGATGTCAAAAATTGATGATAGTGTTGCAGCAGGAACTTCTTTCTTAAAAGGTATAACTCCTTTTTTTTAGTTATAGTTAATTCTTCTACATATATTTATTATAAAGAAATAGGAATTATTTATTTTGGAGGGATAACATGAGAATTAATAGAATTACATTTACAAATTTAGTTGATTCAAAAACAAGAAATTGTAATTCACAAAAAGATGACGGTGGGAGCACAATAGATTATGATTTATCCAAAGTTTTATCATCTGGAAAAGATTTTTTTGATAGGAATATTTTAAAAATTAATGGAGCTCTTGAAATGTTAAAAAAGGATTAAGAAAGGATTATTAATGATTAGATTTAATCTTTCAGGTAAAAATTTAGAAATTTTTGCAGATGAAGAAAAATTTTTAGAAATCACTTTAAACTCAAGTACAATTACAAATAAATATTTTATTGTTACTAATTTTATTGAAAATATCTCTAAAACTTGTCAAGGTTTTGACGAATGGTTTAAAACTTTTTTGGAAGAATATGCAACTGAAATAGAAAGATATCCAATAATTGAAAAAAATATAGAAAATCTTAAAAATTTTGTTAATCAATACTTAAAAGAAATAAACATAGATTACTCTCAATTTGTTGATGAAAGTAAAGCGAAAAAAACTAGCATATTATTTAATAAAGAAGAAATTGAAAAAATTATAAGATTATCTTGTTATTTAAAAGTATACTCCTTAATATTTAATAGCAATTTAAAATTAGATCAAAGATTACATAGAAAAATTTATAATGAATTAGCAGCAGAAGTTTTAAATAGTGAAGCAGTAACTAAAATTTTTAATATTATTAAGACAAAAACTTTTAGATATAATCTTACTGATAAATATATGTGGGATTTTATTAAAATGATTCAATGTAAAACGATTGATGTACATATTATTGAAATATTTAATTTTATAATGAATTCAATTTTAGTATTATGTGAAGTAGATAAAAATCCAATTATCTATTTTGTAAGTGTTGTTCAAGAATCAATTAACTGGTTTTTAAGATCAGTGTATAAAGGTCAAATTGTTTATGATGATACGGTAAGCACTGAAGATATACATGGTTCAAATGTTGATAACTTAAAAACATATGCTTATAATGATACTCTTGGAAGATTAAAAGGTATCGCATTTGAGCAAATATATGATAATTTAGAAAGATCTTCAATATTATTATTTCCTGCAAATCATGATAATGCAGCTGATAAGTCAATAGTTGATTTTCAAAATAGACTATCCAAAATAGAATACATTTCACCTATGTGTGATTCATTTGTTTATCCAATATTATCTAACATTACCTCAATACCTTATATTCATTTTAAAACTTTAGCTCCAGATCATGCAATTGTATTATCAGTTTATGTTCAACATTTATTAAGAAAAGTATTTAAAATAAGTGAATATAGAAACTTATTTTCATTATTAAGTTATTATCCAAAAAAACAAATTCCAATTGCTACTACATATAAAGTTAAAACCATGGAAGATTTTATAAAAACTACACAATCTGTAAATAACTTTTTTGGATTTCAATCTAAATTATTACTAGGAAATATGTTAGGTTATTTTATTGGAAAAATTTCCAGAGTAGAATATGCTAATATCTTTGATGGTAATGAATTAGCTGGAATACCATTAAGTAAAATAGAAAGTGAAATGATTCAATTTTATACCATGTTGTTTGCAGGAAAATTTGATGATGAATTTAATAATATGAAAAAATTAATGTATAATGATTTTTAAGAGGTGACTACAAATGATTAAACAAGTTATTGTTATGAGAAATGACTTAAATATGAGAAAAGGGAAGATGTGTGCTCAGTGCGCTCATGCAAGCATAAAAGTTTTAACTGATATATGTTATGCTACCCCCGAGATTAGAACAGAACTTGGAGATGAAGAAACAGAAAATAAATTAAGTAAGATAGACGAATGGTTAGAAGGATTATTTACAAAAATTGTTGTTTATGTTAATTCAGAAAAAGAATTAGATGATATTTATAAAATAGCAAAATTTTTAAATATGAACTGTTCGATGGTTGTTGATGCAGGTTTAACTGAATTTCATGGTGTTGAAACTAAAACATGTTGCGCAATAGGACCAGATGATTCAGAAAAAATTGATGAAATAACTGGACATCTTCCATTGTTATAAAATTATATTCTAATTAGTATTTTAAAAAAAATAGTAATTTAATTTGGATTGCTATTTTTTTTGTTCGTTAATTTGTATGAAATTTAGAACAAATTATAAATTAGTTTATACGATATTTTGGAGGAAAATAAAATGAAAAAGAAAGTTTTAAAAGAAGATTTTCAAAATTTAGAAGAGTTTATCCAAAAAGTTAATGATATAGTTACACCTTTCTCATTTAGAGATGAACTTAAAGCAGTTATGGATAAAGAAACTAGAAAAAGAATGTCGGAAAAACATCCGAAATGTTTTTTACCTGTAAGAATGGGCAATAAAGATAACATGATCCTGCCAGTGTGTAACCGTAATGGTTCTACAGATAAAAATATGATAGCTTTTGCAATGAAATTGGCGAATCGTTTATCAGGTAGAGAAGATGTGGATAGGGGTATGCTTGAGGTATCCATGAAAAAATTACAGAGAATGCATAATACATATTCTAAAGATATTCCAAAACCTCCGGAAAGAGCTGCTCAGAAAGCTAACATAACAAAATCTTTTTCAAAGATGAAGAAATATTTGGATAATATTAAAGGGAATAAATAATGCCATTAGAATTTCTAGATTTAAATGATTTTACAAAAAACCTTCAACCCGTAACAAGTAGTCAAATAAGAAGTCGAGGTGAAGATTTCCACCCAAAAGGATTATTTAGTGAATTAATTTTTGGTGTTGAAAACAGTCTATCTAGAAAACAAACTTTTTCTTACATAGATTTAAATACATTTATTATCCATCCGACTGCTTATAAAGTATTTATTAGATTGGATCGAAAGCTTGAGAAATTTTTTTCTACAGAAGATAGTTTTATATTAGATAAAGATGGAAATTTAATTCAAGATGATAATGGTGTAACGGGAATTCCAGAGTTTATTAAATTATTTCCAAAGATTAAATTAAGAGGAGAAACATCAGATAGAGATAAATTTATTGATGTTATACAAGAATCTTATAAAAATGGAACATTATTTATTAATAAAATTCCTGTTATTCCTCCAGAACACCGTCCAGTTTTCAGAGGTGAAGATGGAAGAGATAGTATTGATAAAATCAATGATTTTTATATGAGTTTAATTAAAAGATCAACTTCTATTAAAACATTTGGATCTGCTAAAGGAACAATGTATGAACTTGTTAATTGGGGTATACAAAAATCAGCAATAGATCTTGATGATTATATTAGAACAAAAATTGGAAAAAAGTTTGGATTAATCAGATCTCAACTTTTAGGAAAAAGGGTTGATTTTTCTGGAAGAGCAGTTATTACAGGCGGACCACAATTAACATCAGAACAAATAGGTATTCCTTTTAAATTAGCTCTTAGTTTATTTGAACCATTTATTATTTTTGTTTTATTACATTCTGGAAAAATAAATAAAAAAGATTTAGAAACTGAAATAAAAAAAGCTACAAAATTAGATTTATCTACTAATAGTCTTTCAATTATTTTTAGAAGTTTAAAAGCTGGAGATATAGTTTCTGAAAATATATATAAAATTATTTTTGATGCAACGGTTTTTGCATCAGAAGGTAGAGTTGTTTTAGCAAAAAGAGATCCGGTTCTTCACGCAGAATCTGTTAGAGCTTTTTATCCAGTAATTGTAGAAGGAAATACAATTCAAATTTCAACATTAGTAACTGGTGGATTTAATGCGGATTTTGATGGAGATCAAATGGCTATTTTTCATCCTTTAACAAGTGATGCACAAGAAGAAGCTAAAAAAAGATTGTTAATGACAAGATCTTCAACTTCTTCTTCAAGTATTACTTTTGAATTAAGTAAAGAAATGTGTGTTGGATTGTTCTTAATAACAAAAGATTTAAAAGTTTTTAAATCACCAATTAATATTAATAAATCAGATATAGAAAAAGCAACTGATCCATATATTCCAGTTGTTTATAAAAAACAAAATACCACAATGGGAAAAGCAATTTTCAACAATTGTCTTCCAAATGATTTTAGGTTTGTAAATGAACTAGTTACAAAAAAAATAGCAAATAATTTAATTTTTGAAGTAGTTAATAAATATGGAGATAAAGAGGGTAGAGAAGTTGCTTCTAAATTAAAAGATATAGGTTTTAAATTTGCAACAATATTATCTCCATCTTTAAATTTAGATGAAATTACAATACCTCCAGAAATATATGAACTAAAGAAAAATTTAGATAAAGCAACAACAGAAGAAGCGCTTGATTTAATTAATAGAATGCGTGAAATAATGATTAAACATTTAAAAAATACAGGTTTATATGATCTTGTTGAATCAGGATCAACAAAAGGATGGGATCAACCAATTCAAATATTAGTTGCAAAAGGTGTTATGGCTGATCCAACTGGAAAAATTTTACCTCCAATTAAAGGATCTTTATCAGATGGTTTATCTCCAACTGAATATTTTAATGCAGCAGGAGGTAGTAGAGCTGGTATAATTGATAGAGTCATCAACACAGCAAATACTGGATATACTGCAAGGAAATTAGCATTTTTATTAAATTCTGTAGAATTAGATTGGACTCTAAAAGATTGTGGAAGTAAATTAACACTTGATATAAAATTAGATAATGATTTAATTAGAAGATTAAAGGGAAGATATATAATAAAAAATGGTAAAGTTCAAGAATTTGACCCATCAAAATTTAAAGCTGGAGATTTAATTCATTTAAGAAGTCCTATTTTTTGTAAGTCTTTAAAAATTTGTCATACTTGTTATGGAAAACTTTTAGAAATTCATAAAAGTCCATATGTTGGAGTAATTGCAGCTCAGAATATTGGTGAACGTGGCACGCAATTAATTATGAGATCTTTTCACTCAACTAGTATAAAAGCAATACAAAGAGATATTCCAAAAGATATTTATGAAAATGATCCATTGGTTAAGATTGAACAAATAAAAAGTAAATTAAATCAAATTGAAAATAATCTATATTGTTCACAAGACTGCTCAATGTTAATAAATTTAGATAGTTATGAAATTGGAGATAATCTAATAATAAAAGATGATGAAAATATAATTCAGTTAAATGGTTTAATATCAACAATGACTTTTTCAGATTTATCTTTCGATATAATTTTAGATTATCCAGTTTATATAAAATATGATGAAATTTTTAAAACAAAACAAGAAATAAAATTAACATTTAAAAAAGATGATGAAATATTAGAAGTTCCTTTACAAAAACAAGATTTAAAAGAAGTTGTTTTATATGTTGAAAGATTAATATCTGGAAAAGAAAGATTTAAAAATATAAATCATTTATTTTTAAAATTTTATAAAATGTATGATGATTCAAATATGGATTTAGTTCATATGGAAATTTTAATTAGTCAAGTTTTAAGAGATAAAGATAATATTGTTATCCCTTCAAGAGTTGGAAAAGATCCTATGAATCCAACAATGACAAATATTAAAAAGAATATATTTTCTAGCGGTTTGCTTCAAGGGCTCGCTTTTGAGAATGTGAATACTGCAATAAATACAGGTCTCATAACAAAAACAGAATTAGAACCATCTGTCTTAGAGAAGTTATTAACTGGAACATTAGTAGAAGAAGAAAAAAAGTATTAAAAGTGGAGTAGTTTATGATACAGCTTAAAAAGTTAAGATTATATACACATGTAACAAATGCTATACGATTTCCAAACAAACCAGGTGAAAATTATATTGTTACATATTTTTCAGAAAATTCAAGTTTGGTTGAAGATTATCCTAAATTGAATTTGAGACCAGTAGATGTAAAAATTACCATAATTCCAATAACAAGAATCCCTAGAACCAGAATAAATCCTCCTTTAATAAAAGCTTTTAAAAAAATAGGATTACGTCCATACTCTTCAACTATAAAAGTTCCATCTTCAAAAAATGCATATTATGATTTATCTCAATATTTGAATGCTTTAGATTTTACATATCATCCTTCAAATTATAGACAAAGATTGAGTATATTTATAAAAAATATAGTAAATAATTCATTTTCAAATTTTAAAAATTTTGAAAAAGTTTTAATGTATTCTATAGATTTAACTAAACCTAATATAAATAAATTTATTGATAGAAAATTTTTCCCAATATTACAACAATTAAAAGATGAATCATTTGATTTTGAATATTTAGTTTTATGTTTAATTAAACCATCTGGAGCAAGCTATAGACTATTAGTAAAAAATGGAAAATTTAACCTACAAAAAATTATAACAATGTTAAAAGCAATTAGATCAGGTTCAGGTGTAACATCGGATAAAGAAATTGAGGAGGAAGAAGAGGAAAATGATCAAGTTGTTGATCAAGTAATGAAACACATTAAAGATAAAATAGAACCAAAAAATAAAGAGAATGTTAAAGATGCAGTTAAAAAATACATAAAGAAAGATGTTGTTGTTAAAGATAAAGTTATAGCAAAATCTGTAACTCCTAAAAATATGGAAAAGATCGGTGTTGCATCAATATTATATAAAGTTAATAATGATATAAATAAATCTAAAAAAATTACAAATTCAATTACAAAAAAATCAGTTACAAAAGTTTTAAAAACAATAGATAAAAAATATTCAGATCAAATTTTAAAAACACAAAAACCACTTAATACATCTAATGATAATATAGTTAAATCATATGATATACCTAAAGTGGTTTCAAACAAATCTCCGAATCATATATTTCAAAAAAGATTGGTTGATTTTGAGGTTAATCTACAAAAAGATATAGGTAATTCTTTTAATGTTCTGGAAACTAAAGAGCTACCTTTAAAAGTTGGAAGTATTGAAATTACAGATAAACGACAAAAAAATTCAGAAATTGAAAAATCTGATGTTAGTTTAGTTAAGACATTTGTTACTGACAAAGATGGAAATGATCATAAAATTCAAATTGAAATACCAAAGATTGATCCAAAATCTGGAACTTTTAGAGTTAATGGTCAAAGAAAATGTTTAATAAATCAAATAGTTTTATGTCCTATAACTTTTCCAAAAATGTATGAATCAAGATTTGAAAGTTCATATTCAATTTTTAGAATAAGAAGTAAAAGATCAAGAAATAATCAATATCTTGAAATTTTTCTTGGTAATACATGGTTACCTCTTTCGGTTTTATTATTTTATAGTTTTGGTTTTCAAAATATATTAGATCAGTATAAAATAGGTTATAAAATTAGTCAAGAAAAACCTAAAAAAACTGATTTATATTATGTAAAGATTGATAGTGAAAATTATTTATATTTTATTGATGTTGATAATGAATTAAAGAAACAATTAGTTAAATCATTTACGCTTTTAAAAATTGATTCTTTTAATATTAAAAAAGATTTTGGAAGCAATGATTATTTTTCTGATATGATTTTTAAAATTACTGGAAAAGTAAATTCTACTTATCAAATTTTATCTCAGCTTGAAAATATTATTGATCCAGTGGCAAAGCAAGTTTTAATTAATAAACAATTACCATTTACATTAAAAGAAATTATGTATTATATGTCATTAAAAGTAATTTCTGGATTTGTTCAAGATAGAAATGATATTTTAAATCAAAGAATTAGGGGATCAGAAGTTATTGTCCATTTATTACAAAAACAAATTCTTGCAGCATATACTATTTATAAACAACAGTTATTATCAGGAAATAAAAATGCAAAATTTGAAATTAACCAATCAAAACTTTTAAGTGAATTTAACACATCTTCAATTGTTGCGAATATGGAATTTGCAAACCCAATTGAAGAAATGGCTGTTATGACTAGAATATCACCAGTTGGAAAAAATATTGGTGGTATACCAGATAAAAGAGCAATTCAAGTTGAAGCTAGAAATATTCATCCATCATATTTTGGTAATATAGATCCATTAGATACTCCAGAAGGTGAAATGATTGGAATATCACAACAATTAACAATTGATTCATATATTACTTCCGCTAGAGGAATGTTTTCAAAAAAACCATTTTTAAATAGTGAAATGTCTGGAATGTTATCTACATCTTCTAGTATGATTCCATTTATAGAAAATAATGATGGTGCAAGAATTATAATGGCAACAAACCAAGCAAAACAAATGTTACCGTTAAAAAATCCAGAACCTCCTATAGTAAGATCTGGTTATGAATCATTATTGACAAATGTTCTATCAAATAATTTTATTAAAAAATCTCCGTGTTATGGTAAAATTATAAATATAACTTTTGATAATATAACAATTATTGATAAAACTAAAAAATTACATAATATAGATATAACACCAGTACATTTAAAATCAGGAACTGGAAAAGATACGCTTAGTATATTTAAAGTTATAGTAAAATTAAATCAAATAGTTCATGAAAATCAAATTATTGCAGAAGGAAGCTCAATTTCAAAAGGAGCAATTTCTCTAGGAAGAACTCTTTGTACTGCGGTTATGCCTTATGAAGGTTTTAACTTTGAGGATGGAATTGTAATCAATGAAAAACTAATTAGCGGTGATAAACTAACTTCAATTCATGGTATAGTTGATGAAGTTTTAGTTTCTGAAAATGATCGAGTTCTTGAGATTGCAAAAATTGGACAATATATAGAAAAAGGAAGTCCAGTTTTAAGAAAAACAATAGGTGAAATAGAACAATTATTGGGATTTTCTGAAGAAGAAGGTGAAGAAGTTATTGGTCAACAATTCATTAAAAAGAGTCCTGGTGGTAAAGTTGTTGACATTGATATTTTTTCAAACATAGGAGATACAAAATTTCCAATATTAAAAGAATTAATTCAAAGAACCAGAACAAGATATAAAACAACACCAAGCGAAAAATTTTCAGTTAAAGGGAAAACAATACAAGGTGTTTTAATAAGGTTTAAAATTGAGCAAGAATTAAAAATTAATTTAGGAGATAAATTATGTAATAGATATGGAGCAAAAGGAATTATATGTCTAATTGAAAAAAATGAAAATATGCCAAGAACACCTTGGGGTGAGTATGTTGATATTATTGTAAATCCTGTAGGTATTATAGCAAGAAGTAATATTGGACAGTTATACGAATTATATTGTGGATTAATTGCAAGAGATCTAGGAATGAAAATAGTTACTTTAAAAAAGAAGGAAAAAATTCTTTCCTACATACAAAAAATTTATTCAATTTTAGATACATCTAAAAATAAACAATTTACAACTAGGTTAATTGCAAATTTATCTGCACTAAGTGAAAAAGAATTTTTAAATCTTGTAGAACAAATAAAAACTACAGGATTTGTTCCAATTATAATTCCACCATTTCAAGCTCCTAAACAAGACCAAATTAAAGAAGCTTTAAAAATATTAGGATTAAAACCTGGTTATAATTTATTCCTTCCAAAGTATGGAATAAAAACCAAAACTGAGGTTCCTATTGGATATATGTATTTCTCATCTCTTGAACATAAAGCAGCAGATAAAGTTTATGGAAGAAGTACAGGTCCAGTTGTTTCAAAAACATTACAACCAACATCTGGAAAACAAAAGGAAGGTGGTCAAAGATTAGGAGAAGCAGATACATATTCATTAATTTCATATAATTGTCCAAAATTAATATCAGAATTAATGGGACCATTAAGTGATGATTTAACTACAAAAAATGAAATGATTTCTGAAATAATTGAAACTGGAACAACCACATATAGAAATGCAAAAATATCCCCAGCTAAAGATTTATTGAATTCATATTTTATTTCATTAATATTGGAGAGAACATAAATGAGTGATTACGATAAAGTTTTAATAGGAAGATCGACTCCCATTATGGAAATTAATGACGAGGAGGGTTATTTAAATTTCAACCTTTTAACAAACGCCGAGATAGATGCAGATTTTATAGCTATAATTAACTATCTAGGAACAGAAGAATTTAAAAGTTTATATTTAAATCTATATAATGAAATTAAATCATTAAGTCTTGAAAGACAAAGAGAATTATGTCAACACTTAATAATTAAAGTTAGAGAGATTTATAGTTTTGAATTTACACCAATGCTTACTTTTGATATTTTTAATGATATAGATAAATTTTTAAAGTTTATAGAATTTATCGAATATGATTACATATGGTTTTTAGCTATAATCTTACAAGGTATGGACTTTAAACTTTTAAAGAAAAATTTAGATTTATTTTTGACACAAAATTGGAATAAAATATATGATAAAATTGAAACTATGAATATAAATAACGAGTTAATTTCTAAATTTCTTAGAACAAACAATAAAGAGAATGTATTTAAGTTTATAAGAGAAAGAATAGAAAAGAATAAAATGTTAGTGATATTAAAAATTATGGAAGGAGAGATGAAAAGTGAGTGATACAATAACTATAAAAAAGGGTAAGATGGAAATTATAAAAACTGAGAGATCAAATTTGATTACTGCTGAGCAAAGTCATGATGGAGTTGTTTTTACATTTAAAGAAGGAGTTCAACTTTATTGCACTGATCAATATATGCCAATTCACACAAAGGATATGATTCGTAATGCTTCAAATAGTTTCCCTACAGCAAATTTGATTTTTAATTTATCGAATTATAATAGACCTGTTATGGTTGAACCAACAAAAATCATTTAAAAAACAAACAACTACATATATTACTTTTTGAATACTTAAGGAATACTTATATGTTTTAACTTAATTAGAGGATAATATATATATATTTTATCCTCCGTTAATTTTTTAAAGGTGAAAGGAGGAACAATGAAATAAAACATGAGGATTGTATATGGCTGAACATTCTGAAATCACAAAGAGAATTAGAAGAAAAATTGAAGATAAAATTAGGAAAAATTTTACAGAAGAAAAGGTTGTTGCTCTTGCACATTTGTTAGATATTGAAACAAAACCGCAGGAAAAACAAGATAAAGAAAAAAAATAGATCTATTTTATTTTATTCGCAATTATACTATTAGTAAAGCATCCGCACCACTAATAATACTTAAATTTAATTTTTCATTAAATTTATACTTATTAGTGGTGCGGATTAATTATAAAAAATTATTATGGTTTTTGTTGTTTTTTAGAATTAAATTAGGAGAAATTATGAAGCAGATATCAACAGAAAAAATTGTAGAGAAATTAGGAATTGAGGTTTATCCAATTACGATAGTAAAATTTTTATTAAATAAAAGAAGAATTTTATCTTATTTTAATAAAGCAGCAAGTAAGAATTTTGAAATCAGAGGTAATAAATATTTATTAGATAATTCAGAATGTGAAATGTGTAATATTAAAAAAAATGAAGGAATGATGTGTAGACAACATACATCAATATTTAGAGTTTTAAATGGAGATAATGTTGCATTCGATACAAGAACTGAATCTTTTTTCTTTAAAAATGAAATATTTAAAAAGGTAGGTGATAGATTAGTTATTATTTATTGTCCTCATCCAAAATTAATTAAAATTATTGGTGAAGAAATAAATGATTTAAATGTTAGAAAAATTAATCCAATTACAATAGAAGATCCAAAATTAATAATGCCAGAATTTAAAAATATTGTTAATATTGATTCAGATGATTTATTAGAATCTAATATGAAATGTTGGTTTGATGAAACCTTTTCAATTGTAACTTTGGTGGAAGATAAAAATTATTCTAACTGGTGTTTAGTTCCAAATTAATAGGAGCATAATAATGATTTTAAGAGTAAACGGTGAATCAGCTGAAAAATTTTTAATTTTGTATTCACAGTTTGAACAAGGAGAAATTATTGAAATTTCAAAAGATAAATTTAAAAAATTTGTAGAAGAAAATAGATCAAAATTTTATAGCTGTTGTGTTATAAAAGGCGAAATAATAAAAGATTTTTGTGTGAGTAATGAAGAATTCAATTTAGAAAATCTTTTAAAAACTACTTAAAAAATAGGAGATTAAAAATGTCAGCAAATAGTATTGATTTTTCAGAATATTCAGAATTAGTTGGTGAAGGTGGATATAATGTAAAGACTCCTACTTTGCCAGAAAATGAGTTTTTTCATGCAGTTTATATCTCAGGTCAGCAAAGAAAAAACCATCTTGGTGAAGTTGAGATGCCTGGAAAACTGCAAATTCGAGGTTTAAGAAGTAATCTTGATGAAATACATATGATAATTGTTAATATTAAAAATGTTTTAGTTAAAACTATAAGAACAGATAATGGAAGAGATAATCTTGAATGTTTTTCATATCAAGCTGGTGATTATCCATGGAAAGGAACAAGCGGTAATACATGCGGAAAAAATTCAACAGAAAGGGCGGCAATACCATTTTGTAGCGCATGTAGATCTCAGTTAATTATAACTGGTATTTATTTAGATAATGAAACTGGTAAACCATTTTTAGTTGACGGAAAACCAAGCTATGTTTTTATTAGAGCAAAGGGTACAAAGTATGGGAATGTTGCAGATTATTTAGCTAATCTTGCTAGAAGAGATGATTTAGAACCAATGGTAACTCCAGTAACAGAGCAAAGCAAGGAATTTGAAAAAGCTCATGTTAATCATAAAAGATTTGTCACTGTTGTGACAACTGGAAAACAATCAACAAACTATGGTCTTAAAGATGTTTTTGAGTTAACAACTGGTTCAAGTTTATCACCTGATACTGTAAAGAATGTTTTAAATAAATCCAAAGAAACAATGGAAAAATTTAAAGAAAAATTTGATTGGTCAAGAGGAAAGAGTTCAGGTTCTGCAGATTATACAGAAAAAGTAGACGATGCGCAACAGTTTCAGTTTTCGTCTGGTCAAACTCAAAGTGGAGAAGCTCCTGTAACTCCTGAAAAAACTGAAGAAAATTATGATGTATCGTTTGAGGATGTTCCTTTTTAATTAGTAAAGTGTTCCTTTTGGAAAGAAGGGAATGTATATTATATATACATTCCCCCAATAAAGTTAATTTTTGAATGGGTGAATATTGTGACAAGTGGAAAAATCGAAGAAAAAAAAATACTATCAAAGATTAGGTATAACACCATTAAGTATAGATAATATAAAAAGAATTATAAAAAATAATATTAAAAATACAATTCAATGTTGGAATGAAGGAAAAAATATTGAAAAACAATGCTTCAGAATTATTTCACCTGCTGGAATAGGAAAAACAGCTATAAGCATTCAAATTGCTAATGAATTAAGTGAAGAATTAAAAATAGACTTCAAATATATTCTTATAAAAGCTCCAGTTCTTTCTAGAGATGATTTTCTTTGTCCATTTCCAGTTGTTGATAATGGAAATTCTAAATTTAAAATGTTATATTCTGATTTCGTTCCTTTGGAAGAAGATACATATGGCTTATTTATAATAGATGAACTATCAAGAGGAGATAGTTCTTTACAACAATTATTATGGCAAGTTCAAAATGAAAGTAAAATCCATACAAAAGAATTTCCTCGTGGTTGGTTTGTATTATGTCTTGATAATCCTGATGATCAAGAATATAACATGAACGTATTAGAGGACGCAGCGGGACTCAGAAGATCTCTTCATTTATATTCAGAAGTTAACGCGCAAGCTTTTTTAAATCATGCAGTTACTAATGGATTTCATCCTTTAGTAATAGAATATATTCAAATTCATCCAGATTATCTTTATGATTTTGATGCTCAAAAAATTGGTATGATATACTCCAATCCTTCAAGCTGGGAAAGAATTTCAAACATCCTTTGGGGTTTTGATAAAGAAGGAAGAATACTTAAAAACTTAGATGAACTTTCAACATTATTTGGCGGTCTCCTTAATTCATCTATGACAAGAATGTTTATAAGTTTTATTAAAGATAGAAAAGATATTAGTCCAAAAGACATTTTTTATAAATATGACTCAATCAGAAAAGATATTGTTAAATTTTCTAAACAATCAGATAATACTAAAATGGCACAATTAATTGAATCATTTGTTAGTTATTTAACATCTTCAAAACCTGTATATGATGATGATAATTTAAAAAATATTTCTTTATTTTTAATAGATATACCATCTGATATTGGTGCTTTATTTATGAATAAGATTGCAACATTTCCAACAACATCAGATGAATTTATTTACGCATCTGAAATTCATGTTCAATTAACTAAAAAATTTCCAGATTATAAAACTAAATTTTATGAGACAATGGTAGCATCAAGTGGTAGGGCTACAGGAAATGGATAAACAAAAATCTTCAGAAAGAATAAAAGAATTAATAACACAATTAATTTTTCAAGATAATTATTGGGGTTATTTATTTTCAAAAATAAATAGAAAAGAAGATTTAACATTACAATCTTTAATGGGTGTTTCTCCTGAAATAGATGGAACAATAACTCTTTTGTATAATCCGTTGTTTATTGATTTAGCAGATGATGAATTTTTAAAAATAATTATAGAACATGAAGGTATTCATATTTTAAATAATCATATACCAAGATTATTGAGAATAATATCAAATGAAGTTAATAAAGAATCAAAGTCAAAAAAAATAGATAAATGGAATTTCGCTGCTGATTGTGCAGTAAATACCTTAATAAATATTAAAAAGTCTTATGTATTAGGTGATGATTTATTTGAAATTGTTCATCCAGATTATTATGATTTACCTCATAAAAAAACAGCTGAGTTTTATTATTTAAATATTCCAGATTCAAATGATCAAAAAAAAAGCGGATCAAAAGATATTGATGATCATGGTAGTTGGACTAAAAATAATTCAAATGTTTCAGATATTGGATCCTTAGCTAGTAGGTTACAACAATATACAGAATCTATATTAGAAGAATCTTTTAATAATGTATTAAGAAAAGGAAATCTACCAAATTATATTGTAGAAAAAATTGATGAAATTTTAAAACCTCCTCAAATACCTTATTATCAATTAATAAAAAAACTAGTAAAAGGTTCTAGACTTTCAAAGCAAAAAAGAGCATATACAAGAATTAATAAAAAGAGAGTTTATACATTTTTTATTGGTGATAAAAATTTACCTATGATTTCACCCTTTCCTGGAAAAACTAAAGATTTTTCTTTTAATATTACTATTATTCTTGATACTTCTGGAAGTATGTCTAAAGAACAAATATTAGAAGGTTTATCTGGAGTAAAGAATATTATTGAAAATGATAAATATTGTAAAACTATAGTTATTGAATGCGATGTAATCATTCACAAAGAATATGAAGTTAAAAGATTAAAAGATATAGATTTTTCTATAAGTGGAAGAGGTGGAACTAAAATATTTCCTGCTTTATCTAGATGTAAAGAATTAAATACCGATGTAACGTTAGTTTTCACAGATGGAGAATGTGATAATATTAATGAAATTAATAGAACATTATTACCAAAGAAAATTATATATGTTCTAACAAAAGCAGGAACAAGTAAAGTAATTGATAGAACAGGATATATAGTGAGGTTACCAGAATGAAGAAAGAATTTAAATCAAAGTTTGGAAAAAAAGTATATTTTGATGAAGCAAATGTTGGAATTTGTTAAAAAATATAAATTAACTGTTTTTGGAATTGAAAAGATACAAAAAATTAAAGAAGAAATAACCGAGAAATTAATAAAAATAGAGAAATTATTGGTGGTGGTGAAACATGAAAATTAAAACAGATTTTGTAACAAATTCTAGTTCAACAAGTTATATAATTCAATCAGATGTTACTTTTTTATTAAATGGTGAAATTAAAAAGATTACAAAATATGGAAATGATTTATCTACAATTGATATGATAAAAATGATAGAAGGTGAATTTGAATATAACCCTGAATATAAAGTAAAAAATCCATCCAAAACATTAAAATTACATTATGTTCAAAAAATTTTAGAATGGAATGGAGATGGATGGGATGGTGGAGATTGGAAATTTGCTGGAGCAGGTTGGAGATTTCTGGGTAATTCTGGAAGATTACATAATATTATGATAAAACAAAAAAAATTATTTTTAAAAAATGGAAAAATAAAGGTTCCAAAAAAATGGTTTACAGAATGCAATCCAAAAATATAGGTTTAACTAATGAAAATCAAAACAGATTTTGTAACAAATAGTTCTAGTACATCATTTATTATTTTTATATTAGATTTTGATAAATTAGAAAAAAGTGTAATAGAATTGATATTAAATGATAATGATAAAAAACAATCATTTGAAATATTTGGTAATGATACCCCACCATCTGATTTAGAAATAGAAAAAGAAATAAAAAATATATTTGTTGATTTAAAACAATCTAATGAAATTGATGCAATTGGGTGTTGCGGAGGATCTGTTATGCAAGTAATATCAGTAATTATTGATGTAATAAAATCAACAAATAATGGTTTGATTATTAAAGAAATAGATAATGCTCCTGAAAGCGAGTCTTTATCTATTATTTCTAAAGATGAGATTTATAATATTGTTGAACAGATAGAAAAAATAGAGGAGAATAAAAATGAGAATGATTGATATGGGTATAAGAAGACTTTATAAAACAACTGATAATCTAGAATTTTCAAGTGGACCAGAAGCTGTGAATCATATGACGAGTATTCGAAGAAGCATAAGAAATAGACAAAGAGAAGAACTTAAAAATAGAAAAATTGCAGAGCAAGTAGAATTTTTAAAAGACAGTCTTTCAAATATACTGGATCAAAATATAATACAAGAAATTATAGAAAATAGATTTGAAATTAAACATATTTTAAAAATGGTAAAGATTTAAGATAAATAATTTTTGATCATTGGTAAAAATTGGGGAAAATAAAAATAAGGAGTAAAATGTCAAAATCATATACTCATAAAGATATAAAAAGCTTAACTGAAATTGAACATGTACAAGAAAATCCCGGTATGTATATTGGCTCAACTGATAATCCAGTTCATTTAATAGAAGAAGCATTAGACAATGCACTAGACGAAGCAATTTCTGGTTATGCAAATATTATTGCTGTAAATATTGATACAAAAACTAATATATGTTGTATTATTGACAATGGTAGAGGTATTCCAATTGAAAATGATACTCCTATTTTAATATCAACAAAATTATTTACTGGCGCAAAATTTAATAGTAGTAAAACTGCTTATAATATAGTTGCCGGAAAAAATGGTGTAGGTCTTATAACAATTCTTGCTTTATCAGATTTTTATATAGTTGAGATTTATCGAGATAAAAAACATGCAAAATATGTTTTTGAGAATGCTAAACTAAAAGAAAAAATCATTGAAGAATTTGAAGGGGAAAAACCATTTTCAACAAAGATACAGTTTAAACCAAATAAAAAAATATTTGAAATATTACTTCCTGATATAAATAGAATAAGAAAAAGATTAATTATTGCTTCTGTTGAGATACCAGATTCAACTTTGGTTTTAAATATTGATTCAAAAAAAGAGGTAATTAAATTATCTAAAGATGAATTCTTTTCTAAATATTGTCTTAATGGTAATGATGATTCTATTTCTTTACCTGTTGATGTATCTGCAATTGATAGAATTGAAAAATTCAATGTAAGATTTTGTTATTCATTTAATGGTTCTATAGCTCCAAAAGTTATTTCATCTATAAATTTATTACCAGTTGATGATGGTGGAACACATGTAAATTGTTTTTATGATATACTAAAAGAATTCTTTACTTCAAAATCAAAAAAATCTAATTTTAAATTTCAACCAAATGATTGTTTATCCGGTTTAAGAATATTTTTTACTCTTGAACTAGAAAAACCAGATTATTCATCTCAAAGTAAAGATAAGTTAATTAATAAAAAAAGTATGTTTTCTAAAATTTTAAATAAACTAAGATTAGAATTAGAAAAATATTTTATAAAAAATCAGGAAAGTTTAAATGATATTTTAAGTTTCTTTGATGAATATAGAAAAAGATTGGATTCTAAAAAGATAAAGAGCGCTATAAATGGAAAAAGAGCTTCAACAAAATTTACAAAACTTAGAGATTGTACTGGAGCTAATGGTGAGTTATATGTTGTTGAAGGAGATAGTGCAGGTGGAGGTTTTGTAGAGGCGAGAAATGCAAAAATACATGCTGTTCTTCCATTAAAAGGTAAAATTCCTTCAGTATTAAATAAAAATGATATTTTAAAAAATAAGGAAATACATGAATTAATTGAATCTTTAGGAACAGGTGTTGGTCCAGAATTTGATATTTCAAAGTTAAAATATGATAAAGTTATATGCACAACTGACGCGGATGCTGATGGCGGACACATCTTTTGTTTAATGACAATTGCATTAGCTAGTTTAGTTCCAGAAATAATTAAACAAGGTCATTTTTATTTATCAATTGTACCTCTATATGCCATCAATAAAGGAAAAACATTTATTCCATTATGGACAAGTGAAGAATTAACTAATGCAAGAAATAATGAAGAACCAATATTAAGAATGAAGGGGTTGGGAGAACTGAATCCTTGGCAGCTAAAAATTTGTTGTTTAGATGAGAAAACTAGACAATTAGTAAAAGTTGAATATTCAAAAGATATAACCAAAATTTATGAATTATTTACAAATGTTGCAAAGAAAAGAGAGTTATTAAAAAGTGATTTATAGAAGAGGAACAATATGCCATATATTAAAGAAGAAAGAAGAAAAGTTTTTGATAAAGATTTATTAAAAATATCATTTAATATACAAACTAAAGGTGAATTAACATATTGCATTTATAAATTAGGATGTTTATTCTTACATATTATAGGAACAAGTTATGAATATTTATCTATGATAACTTCTTCTATGGAAGATTCAAAATTAGAGTTTTATAGAAGAAAAACTGCTCCATATGAAGATAGAAAGATTATTGAAAATGGAGATGTTGTATGATTAGAAAACTAAATTTGACAGAAATAGGAGGGATTTAGTATTGGATACATTAGTACCAAAATTTTATAAAGATTATGGGTTATATGTTAATAGTTCTAGAGCATTACCAAATTTTATGGATGGTTTAAAACCAGTTGAGAGAAGGGTTTTATTAACAACAAACACTACTGCGAGAGATAAATTTGTAAAGTGCGCTAGAGTAGATGGTAATAATATAGGATCATTTCATCCTCATGCTACATCATATGGAACTATAGTTCAATTAGTTAAACAAGGGTTTTTAGATGGTCAAGGAAATTTTGGAAATAACATAGGGATTGAGTCTAGTCCTGCAGCAGCAGAAAGATATACAGAATGTAAACTGTCAAAAAAAACTTTAAATATGGCGTTAAGACTAATTAATTATGTTGATTGGAAAGAATCAGAATTAGATGATGAGCCAGATTTTCTACCAACAATGTTTCCATTTTGTCTTCTAGGTGAGAAATTTACAGAAGGGATTGGATTTGCTTTTAAAACATTAATTCCATGTTATAGTTTGGATGATCTTAAAAAAAGATTATTATTTTTATTAGGTAAGGAAAAAGAGAGACCAATTATTAAACCTGTGACAAATTGTAAAATATTATCTAAAGATGACGATTTAGAAAATTTATTAACAACTGGAAAAGGTAGTATTATATTTCAGGGAATTTATAAAATAAGTAATCTTAAATGTAAGGTAGCAATAAAATCATTTCCGCCAGGGAGAAGTTTCCAATCAATACTTGGAAAATTTCAAAAAGAATTATCAAATCAAGATATTGGATGGATTGATGAATCATCTTCTGATAATGGCGGAACTCATATAGTTTTTGAGGTATTAAAACAAAGAAATAGAGATGAGATATTTAAAACTTTTATTAAAAAATTAGAAAGTGTATTGACAAGCACAGTTTCATTTGAAATAAATGTATTTGATAGCGAAATAAAAAATGTAAAGACTACATCAGTTGATGAAATGTTAGTTAATACGTTTAAAATGTATTTAAATGTAAATATGAGAATGTTAAAAGAAAATGAAATTAAAATAAATTTATCAATTTTAGAACATAAACTTTTAGAAAAATTAAAGAAACCACTTATTAAATATTTAAAAAACAAAGAAATAATAGAAGTTGATAAAATTGTTGAAGAAATTAGTATTGAAATTAATGAAGATAAAGAAAAAATTAAAGATCTTCTTCAAAAATATAGAATAACAAAACTTTTAACTTATAAAGCAGATTTTAATGAATTAAATGAAAAGTTAGAAACAATAAAAAATAATATTAAAAATATTGGTGATTTTGTATTAGAACAATATCATGGTATATAAAAGGAGAGAAAATGTTTTATTTAACAAAAATTTTTGAAGTTCCAATTTCTCACCGTCTGAGTAAAAATTTAAACAGGTGTTTTTTATGGCATGGACATAATCTATCAATTGAAGTTACAGTTAGATCCAATTTTTTAAATGAAAATGATATGGTTATTGATTTTTCAGAACTAAAAGAACTTGTAAATAGTCAAATTGATAGTTGGGATCATGGTATGTTTATAAATAAATGTGATAAAGAAAAAATTAAAGATTTGGATTGTGAAATACATTCTTTTGATTCTGATCCTACTTCTGAAGTTCTTTGCAGATTTTTATATTTTAAACTTGCAGATGTTTTAGCAATTACATATGATCATACTATATTTATTGATTCTGTTAGTATATGGGAAACAAGTACATCGAAATCAACATATAAGAAAGATTAAAAATAAAATTTTAAAGGAGTTAATATGGAAATGTTTGGACAATCAAATTCTATAATTTTGGCTGATAATTTAAATTATTTAAGTGGATGCAAACAAGTAGGAAAAAATAACTTTATAGATTTAATTTATATTGATCCTCCATTTAATAGTAATAGGACTTATAATATTCCTTTTAAAAATGATAGTCAAACATCTGAAGAAGCATTTAATGATATTTGGTCTGTTTATGCATATTATGATGAATTAGAATATTTAAAAAATGAAAATTTTAATTTATATAGTTTTTTATATTCATTGGAAAAATCTAATATTTTAAAATCTTACATCTGTTATCTTACAATGATGTCTATTCGGTGTTCACTTATGAGAGAAACTTTAAAAGATTCAGGAACATTTTTCTATCATTGTGACCCAACTATGAGTCATTATATTAAGATTATTTTAGATTATATTTTTGGAAGTAATAATTTTAGAAATGAAATAATTTGGTCTTATAAAACAGGAGGTATTGGAAACAGAGCTTTTGCATCAAAACATGATGTAATTTTATTTTATTCAAAAACTAATAGATATACATATAATCCCCAAAGAGAAAGAAAAGAAACAAATTCAATTAATCAAGCAATATACAAAGGGAATGAAATATTTGAAGATGATAAAGGAAAATATACTTATCATTTTAGACCTGGAACAAATCCAAAATATCCAGATGGAACTAAAGAATATTTAGATTATGCTAATATGAGAGATGTCTGGACAGATATCCCTACAATAAATGCTATGGCGTCAGAAAGATTATATCCAACTCAAAAACCCAGGAAATTGTTAGAAAGAATTATCTTGACAGGTTCAAATACTGGAGATTTAATTGCTGACTTCTTTATGGGTGGTGGAACAACAATTATTGAATCTGTTAAATCTAGTAGAAAATTTATAGGTACTGATTTAAATACAAGAGCTTTACAAATTACAATTGAAAGACTATTACAAGAAAAGAAAGTTTTAAAAAAAGACTTTTATGTTTATGGTATACCTAAATCATCAAAAGAATTAAGAGATTTAGTTGAAAAAAATTTAATTGGTAAATCAGTTAGTACTTTTGAATTAGAAGAAATTACCATAAGGTATTATTTAAATGGAGTTACTGGAAATGACAAAAAAGTTCATGATGGGTCTATTGATGGACGATTTACTTTTAAATTTAATAATGAATATAAAAAAGGAATAGTTCAAGTAACTAAAGGTTCAAATTTAAATCATTTTAAAGCATTTTGTTCTGAAGTTGGAAACGGAAAAAATGATATTGGTGTTTATATAACTTTTGCAAATCAAGTAACTAAAGATATGAATATGATAGCATACGGACCAAACGGATACGGAAAAATTGGAGATGTCTATAAAATACAAATTCTAACATTTGAAGATTTAATTGACAATCAAAAACAATATGAAGTTCCTTCTAACATTAAACTTTTTGTATAAGGTTCATTAAAATGATAAAACTAATTAAAAGTTCAGGGATTTGCATTCCAAGAGATTATGAAAACCAGGAATTTTACAATTTAATAAAACATGAACTAACAAGACATGCTAAACAATATCAAACTTCAATCTATATTACAAATAAATATTATATAGAAGGTAAAAATATATTAAAGATTCCCAGATTTTTTCCAATTGAAAAATATATTGATAATTATGAAATAGTTGATAAAATTAATGATGGTCAAGATATAAATATTAATCATAATATTGAATTACGTGATGAGTTACAAAAAAACATAGTAAATTATATGCTAACAAATAAAAATGGTATTATTGAAGCTGAACCTGGGTCAGGAAAAACTGTGGTTAGTATTTATGCAGTTTCAGAATTAAAAAAGAAAACATTTATATTAGTTCATAGAGGGAGCCTTGTTCAACAATGGACTGGTCCTGGAACACCAGATAAAAAACAAGGATTTTTATCATACACAGATATAAGCGAAGATGAAATTGGAACTTTAACATCAAAAAATTTTAAAGAAACTTTAAAAAAATCAATTATCATTTGTACTGATCAAACTTTTACATCCATTCTAAAAAGAAACAGAATAGAATTTTTAACAGAATTAAATAATGCAAATATTGGAATTTTCATAGCAGATGAAGTTCATACCACAATTGGTGCTCCAACATTTTCTGAGTGTTCTATTCATATACCATGTAAAATATCATTTGGACTTTCAGCAACACCTTATAGATGGGATGGAAACACAGATATTATACAATATCATCTTGGAGAAGTATTCATTCCAGAAGGAAAATCTAGCACAATGGATGGAAGAGTAACAATTGTATTATTTGATTTTGGATTTCTACCAAAGAGTTATAGATACATATACTGGGATGGATATTTTCAAAAATCTAGATATTTAAAAATATTAAAAAATTCAAAAATATTTATGTCTGTTTGTTATGGATTAATTAAAAAATTTTATAATGAAGGAAGAAGAATAATTTTTGTTGGTGAACGAATTAAATTATTAGAATTATTATATAAAAATTGTAAATGCGATGATAAGTCTATGTTTACCGGTAGTGCTAATCTAGATAAAATTGAAAATCAATTAACATTTACTACACCAATTAAATCTCGAGATGGTGTAGATTACGTGGATAAAGATTGTTTAATTATGTCTAGTCCAATTAGTAATGTTAAACAAATGACAGGAAGATCTTTAAGACCAAAAGAAGGAAAAAAACAACCACTTATAATTGATATGGTTGATATTGGTATTAAAGATATTAAAAGAACATTCTACAACAGGTTAGATTTTTATAAATCAAAAAATTGGCAAATACAATATATGTTTGTTCAAAAAGATGGAAAGAAAAATTTATTGTCAGAAGAACAAGTTTTAAATATTTTAAAGGATGAATGAAGAATGAAAAAAGAAACACAAAAAGAAGTGCTTCCGCAATATCTAAAAGAAGAAACATTTAATAGTTATAAGTTATTTAAAGAATCTCCTTTTTATTTTGATCATAATTGTGATCATTGGGTTAGTCAAGGAAAACCAGTTCTTTGGATAAAAGAATATGATAAAAATGGTGTTATAGCTTATTCAGATGTTGGTTATGGAAGATTAAAACTTATTGTAAATGGTATTGAAAGAATTACATATGGAGGTAACTGTTTAATCAATGGTGATTATGTAACATTATCAGGATATTATGGTGAGGAAAATGAAGGGAATGTTTTTAAAAAATTACCGGGTGGAATAAATGAAAATAAGAAAGGTAATTAAATTATGGCATGTTGTTATATAGTTTTAATACCAGATGATTTAAAAATTAATTGTGGAAATAATAATGCATGCAAACAATTAAATATTTTCTTAGATAAATTAAAAGAAGATGGAGAGCAAAAATTTGGAATGTGTGCAAATTATAATTTTCCTTTTGAATATTTTGAAATAGATGATTTTCATGATGGAATATATGATTATATTTTAAAAAAGGAATATACTGTAATTATAAAAAGAGTTGGTTGTGATTTTCCTGATACAATAATAAATCTTAATGCTCCAAAAATAAAAGAAAGGATAAATAAAATTAATGAAAATAAAAAGTGATTTTGTAACAAATAGTTCATCAACATCTTATATTCTAATTGGTTTTAAAATGGATTGGGAAGATTTAAAATCTATAGTAGAGAATGGATTAAGAATTTTTGAAGAAGATATTAAAAATATAGATGATCTAAGGATAATAATAAACAAAAATGGATTATCTTTTATGTATGGAACGGAATGTGGATTAAATAGTGAAGATGAAATTTTAATTGGAAAAACATTTGATATTGATGAATGTGATGAATGTATAGAAATAGATTATAATAAGATGGTTAAAGAAATTAAAATAATTTCAGATTTATTTAATATTTCTAAGGAAGATATTAAAATATTTTCGACTACAAGGATGAGTTGATAAATGGAAACAAAATCAAAGTATAAAAAAAATTATTTAGTTTATTTTCTAGGTCATAGATTAAAAATTACAAAAGTTATATATCATCCCTTTGGTTATTCATATAATTTATCTTGTTATGCTGCTGGTTGTTGCACTATTCCAAATATTTTGGAATTAAAATGTTCTGAAAAATTTTTAGAAAATCATGAAGGAAAAGACATTGAAGTTGAATATGTTGGAGATAATAATAAATGAAAATAGCAATGATAGCAGATTTACATTTTTCATCATATAGTAATGATAAAGTTATTTCTAAATCTGGTTTAACTGAAAGATTAGATGGTTTAAATAATGCATTATATGATGTAATTTCATATTGTTTAAATAACTTAATTTATGTTATAACTATTCTTGGAGATGTTTTTCATAATAAAAACCTAATTCATGCAACTGGACAATCTGTATTATTAGATATAATTAGAGATTCAAAAAATATTGATTGGATTATACTAGATGGTAATCATGATATGTCAGATCTTACAGGTAATGGTGTTCCAGCAACAAAATGTTTAGATAATGAATCTAATGTAACAACTATTCATAAAACAACAATGATAGAAAACATGTTGTTTGTTCCTTGGAATCCTAAAAATATGATAGATGATATAAAACATGGAAAATCAGAATATTTAATGGCACATTTAGGATTAAATGAAGGTGTTTTGAATAGTGGCATATCTCTTGTATCTGATATAGGTTTAAAAGATTTAAAACAATATAAAAAAGCTTATTTTGGTCATTATCATATACCTCAAGAAGTTGGAAATGTTGTATATATTGGATCATCAACTCATTTAGATTGGAATGATAAAAATCAAGAAAAAAGATTTGTTGTTTTTAATTCAAAAACCGGAGAAGAAAAATATATACCAACAACTGGATATAAAAAATATTTAGAATTTAATATAACAAAAGATAATAAAGATGAAATTTTAAGTAAAGTAAGAGATTTAAAAACAGGAAATAATACAATTAAATTAATTAAAACAGATGATTTAGATTTATCAGAATATAAGAATGATTTTGAAATAATCGACAAACAAGAGAAAGATATTACCAATAGAGGGATAACGTCAACAATGACCAGATCAGATAAATTAGATAGATTTTTAGAAATAAAAGAAATACCTCAAGATAAAAGAGATAAATATAAAAATATAGCATTGGAAATTATGGAGTCATCTTTATCATGATTACTTTTATTATTGACGATCAAGAAGAACATAAGTTAAGAGTTTGGAGAAATGAAATACATAATGATCCAAGAGTTAAAAATAAACCAGAAAAATTTGTATTTTATGCTTTAGAAAAAGAAATCATATGTGAAGTTACAAGAGGACCTCATAAAATAGACCTATCAGGAATAGAAGAGGAGGATGATTAATGAAAACAATTGAAGTTAATTTAATGGAATATTATGAACTTGAAAAATTAGTAAATGACAATTTCTTTGACGGCGAAGATAGTTATTCTTTTCCTAATTGTGAAGAAGTAAATAATGATGTAGAAAAATTATATATGAATGTTAAAAAAGATGAAGGTCTATTTGATTTTGAAAAGGAAAATATTATAGAATTTATTAATGGATATAAAGATAAGTTAAGTGCTCATTTAATATTACAAGAACTTTGTAAAAGAGAAAAAATTGAAGAAGGAAATTATTTAATAAGAGTTTCATGGTAATAAGGTGAAAAATGAAAGATATTAATTTTAAAAAAGTTGGAATGGAAAATTTTGCATGTTATACGGAATTAATGGAATATGAATTTCAAGATGATAAAATTATTATGATCACTGGTCCAAATGGAGCTGGAAAGTCAACTATATTTGAGTGTCTACCAGTAACTATATTTGGAAGCGGAACAAAAGGTATAAGATCAGATGAACTAGTAAATAATGAAACAGGAAAAAACTGTCATACCTTTGTTGAATTTACATCAATAGAAGAACCAGAAATAGTTAATAGTTATAGAGTTGATAGATATATTAATCATTCAAAATTTGGCGATACAGTTTTGTTATTTAAAAATGGTGAATTAAAACCATACAAAAAAGGTCAAAAGGAAGTCCTTCCTGAAATTGAAAAATTATTAATCCCTCAAAAATTATTTAATAATACTTTATTATTTGGTCAAAAGGTTAAAGATTTTTTCACTGATTTAACTGAGTCTGAAAAAAAAGATATTTTTAGAAAAGTTCTACAACTTGATGATTATGTATTATTTTATGATGAAACTACAAAGAGAATTAAAATATTAAAATTTAATTTAGATGAATTAGAAAAAAGCGTATCATTAAATTCAAGTTTATTAATTGATGCAAATTCTCAGATATTATTACTTCATGATAAAATAAAAAAACATGAAGATGAAAAAAGACAGGAAATTGCGGAGTTAACTCGCTTAATTACTAATTTAAATATTGAATTAAGAGAGTTAAGTGAGAAACGAAATTTATATAAAGATATCAATGATAATACCATGATCGAACTATCTCAAGAAATATCAATAATTCAGAATGAGATAAATAATATTATATCGGATCAAAATAATTTATTAAAGTCATTGGTGGATTCAAGATCTTTAAAAGAATCAGAATTTAATTCAAAATTTTCAAATTTTATATCTGAAAAAAGACTTAAGAATATAGAATCAATTTCTAAAGTAAATAGTGATTTTCAAGAATATAAATCTGAAATGCAAATAATTATTAATGAATTATCAAATGTTAAATCTGATCATAACAAAGCTATCACAATTAATAATAAACAATTTGAAAAAAATATACCAGAAATTTTAAAATTAGAGACATCTTTAAATAAATCAGAATCTGTATGTCCAACATGTGGTAAAAAATTAACAGATGATTCTGTAAAAAACCATTTACTTAATGAATTAAATAATTTAGTAAATTCAAATGAAACCTTAAATTTAGATAATATAAAGCATAATACTACTATAAAAGAAGCATATAAAAAATTAGAAGAAGTTGAAAATTTGATAAAGAAATCAAAATCGGAAATAGATTTATCAATCTCTACATTTGAGGAAGAGTTTAATAAAAATTTAAAAGAAACAAAACAAAAGTTAGACAATGCAATTAAGATATTAAATGATACATTTGAAAATAAAAAATCTGGTATAGAAAAAGAATTTTCTTTAAAGAAAAATACATATACAGATAAGATAAATAATCTAATCATCAAAAAAGATAAATTAATTAAACTTCTAGATGAGAAGAAGTCAATTGATGATAAGATGCAAGAAATTAAAATTAATATTACAAGTAGTGAAAATTCAATTTCACAAAAAGAAAATGAAGAATTTAACAATGATATATTAGAAAATTACATAAATAAAAAAGATATTTTAGAAAAAGAAAAAGAATGTTTTGTAGAAGAGAAAAATAAAATAATAGAAATTTTAGAGATATTAAATTTTTGGAAACAAGGATTTTCGTCATCTGGTATTCCATCTTTATTAATTGATGAATCTATTCCATTTTTAAATTCTTCAGTCTCAAGTTATTTAGAAATGATTGGAAATAGATATATTGTAAGTTTTGACACACTATCAACTACAAAATCAGGAGAATATAGAGATAAAATAAATGTTAATGTTTTGGATACTAAAACAAAAGCAGATAATAGGAAGCAATTATCTGGAGGACAAACAAGAATTATTGATATTGCAATTTTATTATCTCTTTGCGATCTACAAAATGAAGTTCAAAATATGAAAACAAATATCTTATTATTAGATGAGGTGTTTGATAGCTTAGATGATGAAAATATAGCATATGTTTCATCTTTGCTAAGATCAATGATAAAAGGAAAATCTATTAACATCATATCTCATAGACATATTGATTCTATTGAGACAGATGAGGTTATTAGATTATTCTAAAGAGGAATTATAGAAGAGCAACTAGATTTAAAGCAACAGAAAGAAATTAGAAAAGATTTGGTTATTTTATTAGAACAACCTAGTTATACAGATCATATAAAAAATGGTGTTAGTTTTAAGTGGTATTTAAGTAATATAGAAAATAGTATGACATCTTTTTATAGAAGTTATTATTGTGAAATTTTAAGAAAATATCCAACACTTATATTTGAACTTAAAACATTTCATAACCAATCACCTAGAATAAGTAGAAGAATAGAGGCAATGTATGGGAGAAATCATCTAGAGAATAATGTTGTTAGAATTTTAGTTAGACAATTACCAATAACAATAGGATATTAATCAATGTTGAATAAAAAAGAAATCAGAAAAGGTTTAACAGAATTATTTGGAAAAACAAGATTTAAAGATAAATTAAAAAATGGTATTTCAAGTTATAAATGGTATTTAAATAAATCAAATTGTTATAAAATGACAAAATCAAAAGCAAAATTTCCATTAAGAGAATCATCTATTTTATATATAAAAAGAAAATGTATAGAAAGAATATTGGATCATAATACAGAAATCGGTATGAGAGTTTTAGATATAAAAATTCTTAAAAATATGAATTATCATATACATCAAAATTTTGGAATTAGTTATAGTTTTAGAATTCACATTAATGAATTGGGGATTTAAATGAATGATATAAAAATATTTATTACTTGTTATGGACAAAAAATTATTGCAAAAATAAGAAAAAATAAAGATGACGGAACTATTTTTATTTCTGGAGCATATGGATTAACAGACATTGAAATAGAAGAAGGATCAATAACTACAATTCCAATTAGATTTATGGATTCGTCAGATGAAGAAATTCAAATAAATCCAAAACATATCTTTGCGTATCCTTCTACTCCAGATAAAGATCTTTTAGAAATGTATCAGAGTCTTGTATCAAATATTGTAACTATTCCAAAAAAAGATGATATTAGGTTGGTTTAAAAATGAAAATTGATAATATTATGTATAATTTAAATATAGGGTTTCATATAGATAAACAACCAACAATTCATGGAGGTATTTCTGGAAATATAAGCATAACTCTTAAAAATGGACAAATCTTAAATTCAGATTTAAACTGGGATGATGAAGCAGAAATGGAAAAGGATTTTTCAGAACAACTACAATTAAAAGATTATGAAAAATTCAAAGATAAATTAAATAGTTTTTTATTTAATGTAATTGAAAATAGATTTTCTGTAGATAATATAAAAGGAACAATAAACGGAGATATATTTAATGAATAAAATTCAAATAGTTAATTGGTTATTAACAAGAAGATGTGATCTTAATTGTGAATATTGTAGAATTGTTAAAAATTACCCAACAAAACCAAAAGAATATCCTGATATGTCATATTATGCAAAAAATGAAATGACAACAGATGTAATAATATCAGGGTTAAAAAAATTAAAAATCCACAACAAAAATTGCTTCCATATATTTTATGGCGGAGAACCTTTAATAAGATCAGACCTTTATAAAATTATTAATTATTGTAATGATAATGATATTCATTATACAATTATTAGTAATAATTCTAAAATTAGCCAAGAAAAAATGATTGAATTATTTAAAAAAGTTTCTTATATAGAAGGATTTACAGCTTCTATTGATCCAATTATTTACCAGAATAAAAAAGGAGATATTTATAAAAAAAGTATTGTTGGTCTTAAAAAATTACAAGAATATTCAAGTGTGATAAAAGATGCTGTAGCTGAAATAACTGTTACAAATGATAATTTAAAATATCTTTATTTGTTAGTAAGAGATCTTACAGATAAGGGAATAAATAGTGATATAACATTTGTAGACATTTCAAAAAATCCATATTATGATTTTTCAAATGTTGAAGATGAATCTATTCTTGTAAGAAAATCTGCATTTTTAAGAGAGACATTTAATAGAATTATAGATGAAAAATTAAATGTTCATATGAGAGATACGTTATTACCAAGAATATATAATATTCTCCCAAGTGAATATGATTGTAAATTAGATGAAGATTTTCATAACTTATGTGTTGATGCGGATGGAAGCGTGCGACTTTGTTTACGTTGTCGCGGAGTTTCTACACCATTTCTTTTTAATCTAAAAAATATTCTAGACGAAGATGGAAATTTAAATAAACATTTAAAAGATTCAATAAGTCATGATAAAAAGAATTATTGCAGGGGATGTAATCACAGTTGTTATATGATGAGTGAACTTTTGTCAAAAGATGAAGATAGTTCAGATAATTTAATACATTCGGAGATAAGACATGGATAAAAATATAGAAAGAGAAAAGGAATTTAATCAAGTTTGTATTTGGCCAGCAACATTAATTGGACAAGATAAAATTGAAGAATTTAAAAATTTCATGAAAGATACATTTGATGTAAGGATACAATATTTAGAAGAAATAAAAACATTTCCTGACAAAGACGATCCAGAAACTGGTGGAAGAAATGATGTATTCTTTTCTGTTCATAATGATGATATTGGAAAATTTTCTGTGCCTAGATTATCTGCTGGAATTAGATGGATTGAAGATGTATTATCAAAAGGAAATTATAGAGATCCAATTTATCCAAAAAGAGTTTTTAAATATAAAACTTGGTAACTATATAGAGGTATAAAATGGCAGAAGAAGAATTAACAAATGTAATACAATTTTTAAAGTTAATAAGATCTGAAAAGGAAGTATCTATTCAATTTATTAAAAAAGATGGCAATAGAAGATCTATGAAATGTACATTAGATTTTGAAAAAATTCCAAAAGAGAAAAGACCAAAAGGAATTGATCTGCCAAAAATTCTTGCAAAAATACAAAAAATTAAAATGCTTAGTGTATTTGATACAGAAAAACAAGATTGGAGAACTGTTCCATTTAATAAATTAGAATTTCTAGTTACACCATCTAATAAAAAAGTTTTTAAATTACGAAAAATAAAATGATTAGAGGTAATAATTAATGTCAATTTTAAGTGATTTATTAGAAGAAATTAAAAATTCAGAATTTGATGAACAAGTAAAAATAATTTGTGATAAAATTATGGAAGAAGAATCACCTAAATCTAAAAATCAAAATCAAGATGCTATACCAAAAGGACCAAATATATTTCTTGCAGTTGAATATGAGAGTAATTCATATAAAATATGTTATTTATGTCTCGAAAGAGAATTTAAAGAAGAATATATAGTTTCTGCATGGGAAATTGGTATTAATTTAAAAAGAGTTAAAACTTGGGGAGTGTTAGATAATAATAAACCTGAAAAAATAATTAAATATTTTGCTGAAATTTTAAAATACGTAAGAGGAGAATAATTAATATGTATAATATAGACGAAATTCTGATAAATAACACTTATACAAAACATGTATTATCTTCATATCATGATCCGAAGGATACAGAACCAACTATAGTAAAAACAATGATGAATACTTCTAACTTTTTAAATTTATTTAAAACAGCATTTTCTTGTCAAACAGAAATTTTACCAAAGAATTGTAGATTTATTACAACTCATACTGATTTTTCAAAAACAATAATTTTAGAAGATGAACCCCAAATAAGAACTATATTATTTGATGGTGATTTAAAAAATATAGTTGAAAAACATAAATTAACAGGAAAATATGATCTTTATGAATTAGATAAATTTGATTTAAAGAAAAAACCTTATAAATTTACATTATCGTTTCCATATATAGTGTACTTAATGAATTTAAATAAAGCAAATAATTTAATTAGTATGAGAGTATTCTTTAGATTACATCCATTAACAAGTTTAGAAGATTATCTATTAGAACCATGTTTACCAAATTTAGATGGGGATCTTAATATTTGTTTGGGACGTTATCCAGAAGGTGATTTAACTATTTTGGAAACTGCTAAAAATGTTATTAATCAGTTCTGGTTCAATAGTTTTAATTATGATTATTATGATCATTGTATGAATTATGAAACTAATCCATTTTTATGTGATTTCTTTACATGGTCATATAATACAAAAATTGATCCATTATTTATATTTTCAGCAGAATGGAATACAATGATTAATGCAACACCATATAAAGTAATTGAAGAATATAAACAAAATTATTTAGGTTCTAATAATGATTTTAATATATCAAATTTATTTAATTTAATGGATGTAGATTATGTAAAAAATATTAAAAATATTGGAACGATAATAAGAAATAAAAATGTATTAGAATCAATTAGTTTACCAAATGGTGATATTGTTTCTATTGGTGATGAAATAATTATCGATGATAAAAAATTCTATGTAACTTCATATCTAATGAGTTCAAATGGAAGAAAAACAGGAATTGAGTTAGAAGATGAAGAAAATAAAAAAACAACTATTGATTTTGATGAATTTGGAAAAGCAGAAATACCTCCAACTATTAAAATCATAGAGCAAAAATCATACAATATTAATGAAGAAACAAAAATTGTTCCAGGTGATATACTATTTTTTAAGAATTCAAAGGATATTAGAAAACTAGAAAAAATTATTAAATTAAAAGATGGATCATATCAATTTAAAATTGGAAAAGATTATTTTCTTGAAAATATATTTTTAAATAAAATAGCTATATCATTAAATGATATAGAATTTAATGGAATAAAAATAATAGAAAACAAAAAATATATTTTATCATATCGAATTAGCAGTTATAATATTTATACTATAGATGAAGTTTTTCTAATAAACAAACGTGTAAGAAGGGGGCAAATATATTTAACATTTGAAGATGCAAATAAAAGACATATAGAAATTTTATTAAATGATACTAATTATCAATTATCAGAAATTTTAGATGAATCAATAGGATTAGAAGAAATAGTATATTTTTCTAATAGAAATATATTTACAAATGCTCACAAGGAAGAGGTAAATATTGTTAAAAATAAAAATATAGTTTATATAATAAAAAATAATGGTTTTGGAGTACAAAATAATTATGATACTTCTAATATTTTTCAATATGATTATGATGTATGTAAAAACTTTTTCATGAACATTTGTGATAAAAACAATACATCTTTTTCAATTAAATCATATTTTAATGATATAAATTATAATATTGGCGACGAAGTTATTGTTATTGATTGGACAAATCCAAATGATATGTTTAATATTAGAACAATTTCTAAATTTTCATATGATGATGATTGTTTTTATCTTAATCTATTGGATGATGATGGAAATATTATTTTATTTCCTCTTGTTGAATTTAAGAATGGTTTAAATAATTTTATAAAAGTTAGAAAAGTTTGTAGAGAAATAAATGACATAAAAACTGGTTCAAAAATTAAATCTAAATTTATAAGTATAACTGATTTTCCAAAGAAAGATTGTAACGAAATCAAGGCTTTTATTATTGATGATATTGTTCCATTAGTTTTGACTTCAAATTATAGAACATTAAGATATGATAATTTAATTTCAAATTTTGATATTTATAATCCAGAAGATAAAAAATACGATAAACTAAAATTAACAGAACCAAATTTAAAAATTAAAGTACAAACTGGAGATTTATTTCATGAAAATACCTCGATTGTTGGTTGTATGTATAGTAACTTCGAACCATATTTATATTCTTTAAGTGAATTAAAATATAAATTTTTAAGTTATGTTGGAGGTATTTCTAGATTAGAATTAAGTTCAAGAATTGGTTTAATTCTTCCAAGAATTAAAAATACAGACTTAATTTCGAGAAATAGAAAAGTTGGTATTCCTAATATGTATGGTAATATAATAGAAAAGAATAACTGTATGTTTAGACTTTACAGATTTTGGAGTTCTTAATGATGAATATTTACATAAATGATAAAAAAGATAATATACCAGATGATGAAACATGTTATATAATTGCAAAAGATGGAATATACTTAAAGAAAAAATTAGATTTAATTGAGAGCATAACACCAATTGACAAAATTTCATTTTTAGAAGATATGCCTACATTTGCAAGAATTATGATTCCAAAAATTCCAACAAGATTAATTGGAAATATAGTAGGTTTTTTTAAAAAAGTTTATGAAATACATAAATCAGAAGCAGTTGCTCTTATATTTTATAATAAGGATAAAAAAAGATATAGAATTCTTGTTCCTGATCAAGAAGTTTCTTTTTCTTCTATAGATTATGATTCAAAACAAACAATTAAAGATTATGTATTGGTTTCAAGTATTCATTCTCATGCTTCTATGTCAGCATTTCATTCAGGAACAGATATTTCGGATGAAGAAAAATTTGATGGAATACACTTTACAATAGGAAAAATAAATTCAGAATTGTTTGAAATTTGCGCTTCAATAGTTGTAAATGGAATGAGAATTGTTATTCCACCAGAGGACTATATTGAAAATTTGGAATGTATAGAAAATGAATCAAATGAATCATATAATATACCTGGTGTAAAAATATATAATTATTATAAGAAACCAAAATTTGGTTATAAAATAGATAGTGATGATCCAACAATATATAATTTTAAAGAAGAATGGTTAGAAAAAGTTAAAGAAAAAGTTTATCAATATACTTTTAAACCAAGAGTTACATATACATTTAAAGATGGTAAACTTATTAAAAATGAAATTCCTGAGGATAAACAAATAAAACATGATCCATTAATGTTTGTTGAAAATGTAGAAGATAAAAAAATTAAAAAAGTTTTGCGCATGTGATACTTGTATTCATAAACATGAAAAACTTACAAATGAAACAATAGATTATAATTTAATTGAACATTATGAATATAATTGGGCAGATTATCTTACTTAAAAAATTTATATGGAGATAAAAATGGAAATATCAATTATTGGTTTAGGTGGAATAGGTTCTGTTTTATCAAATGCTATTTCTAGATATGTTGATACAGATAAAACAATTCCATCATCAGAAATTAATCTTGTTGATGGAGATGAGTATGAATTAAAAAATAGAGAAAGACAAGAATTTTTAGAACTTGGAGATAAATCCACAGTAAAATGTCAAGAATTATCGTATAAATTTAAAAATATAAGTTATCATGATTATCCTTATTATTTGGATGAATCTTTAATTCCCAATATAGTTAAAGAAAATTCAATAATATTTGTCGCTGTTGATAATCATAAAACAAGGAAGTTAATTTCAGATTACGCAAAAAAATTAGATGACATAACGGTTATCTCAGGCGGAAATGAATTAACTGATGGAAATATTCAAATTTTTATTAAGAAAGGAGGTATTGATCTAACACCAAATTTAACTGATTATCATCCAGAAATTAAAAATCCAATTGATAAATCACCAGATGAAATGTCTTGTGAAGAATTATCAAAATCTGAACCTCAAATATATTTTACAAATGTTGCCGTTGCAAGTCATATGTGTAACGCATTCTACAACATAATTAAAAATGAAAATTTTAATATTTCAGAAGTATATTTTGATATTTTAACTATGAATTCGAATTCAAAAATTAGGTTACCAAAAACAAAAAAATAGAGTTTAAAAAAAAGAAAAGGAGTTTTATTATGGTAGATTACAAAAGAGAAGATTTGGAAGAAAAAACAAATGCAGAACTTAGAGAAATTTGTCGTCAGTATAATATTGTTGGAATGAGTAAGGCAAGAAAAGATGATTTAGTTGATGCAATTATGGCGTATCAGGAAGATGCAGAAGATGCAGAAGATGCATACAACACTGATCATGAAGAAATTGATTATATAAATGCAAATCTTACTAGTTACAAGAAGAAAAATAATGTTTTTGAAACACTTGTTACTGTTTCTTGCGGCGCAGCTTCTTCTAACTATCCCGTTGTTGGAAAAAGTGTTGGTTATGTAAAAGCACTATACCGAGAAATTTTGAATATAGAAACAGATTCTTCCAGTATTGTTAATGGTGAAGCTGCTGAAGATTCTTATGTTCTTAAGAATGGAGATGTGCTTGAGTTTGTAAGAGAAGCAGGCAGAAAAGGCTAATATTTTAGTATGAAAGGAAGGGTGGTTGAGAAATCATCCTTCCTTTTTATTTATGGAGAAAATATATGACAGTGCTAAATGTTGATGAAAAATTAAGAGGAGCAGGTGTAGAACAAATTAAATTTTATTACAAAAATTATCCACTGATTGGAAATATTTTTAGCGTTTGTTTATTTTTATCAAAAGATAAAAAGATTATTTCTCGCGGTGTTTCTATTTGTTCAGTAAAAGATTCACATGATAAAAAATTTGCAAGACGAAAGTGTAAAAGTAGAGCATACGAAGCTATTTTTAGCGAAAATAATAAATATCAAATTGGACCAGATTTATATAATGACCCAAGATTTCATTTAATTAATCCCAGGTCATTTAAATTTAAGGATGAAAAAGAATTAGATAAATTTATTTCATATGCAGATAAGTTAAATTTAGAATGGAATAGTAATGCAGAAAAATTTATAGTTCAAATTCCTTATTTATATTCTGTTGAAGTTTCCCAACAATTCTTCAATTTTAAATCTGAGTTTCAACCAATACCAACAAGTGAAGAAAAAAGAATGTTTAAGACATTAAAAATAAACTAAAAAAGGAAGTTAAACTGTATGAGGAAACTCATACAGTTTAACTTCCAGAAAGGTTTTTTATATGGCATATGATCAATCTAAAGACAAGTTAATTAAATTAATTGAATTAAAAAAAGATAACTCTTCTTTATTATGCTCAATCTTTTCTTATGATGGTGGCGAATCAAAATTAAGAATTACAAGATGTTTTGAAAAGAAAGATGGTAGTACAGGATACGCTCCATCGGGTGGTCTTAATATAGAAGAAATTGATTTTTTAAAAAATAATATAGTTGAAATAATAAAGATAATGAAAGGTTAGTTATGAGAGATGATGAAGGAATGGGTCATGATACCAGTGTATACAATTTTAGAAATAGTGGACATTATGGATATTATGCATCTATAGTTCTTATAATTGGTTTTTCAATATTTACTTATAAATGCATCTTTGGATGGTAAAAAATTAAAGAAATTTTTTTTAAATGATAGAACAAATAAAAGATTAATATGGAGGGTATATTTGATTTGTATGGTGATATTTGTTTAATTGGAATCGGAACATTAGGTGGTTTTTTAGCAAAAAATATATCTGAACTTGAATCAACAAAAAATTTAACATTAATTGATTATGATATTGTTGAACAAAAAAATATAAGAAATTCTGTCTACCAACAAAAGGATGTTGGAGAACTAAAAACAAAAGCTATTTATAAGAAAATAAATAGTAATGTTCAACTTCATGTTCAAAATGAAAAATTTATAGAGGGTATTACAAAAATACCGAAATGTGATTTGGTTATAGATTGTAGAGATTTTACATATGATAGAGAAAATATAATTGATGCAAGATTGTATATTTCTTATAGAGATTTGATTATAGATTGTAGAAAAAGTGTTTCTTATGAAAAACAACATGAAGGTAAATATATAAGTAGATTAAGTAAAACAGATTTAAATTATGCTGCTTTAAATGCAACCATTTTAATTGGAAACGGAATTTTTAATGAGATAGTAAATAAACAAATTGTCCATGAAATTCCAATTGATTCCTTTACAGAAAAAACTAAAAATTTAATATCTAAAAAAGATAATGTTGATATAATATATGATTTTAATTCATTTGATGAAAAACTAATAAATTTACAAAATAATTATTTATCAATAATTGATATAAATAAGAAAAATGATTTAACAATTTGTGTTGGTGATAAGAATACACCATATATGACAAAACAAGTTCCTAAAAATAACTTCAATTCAATCAATGATATAATCTCTAATTTTTCCTCACTTATGAATGTAGTTCCATTTTCATTTAATTATTACATAATTGCAATTAACAATTATAATGGCAAGTTTTATGTTGAATTATTACCAGAAACAGGTAGTGCTTAATATGTTAAGAAAATATCTTTTTAGAAGAAAAATAATACCAGATAAATTAATATGTATATCAAATTTTTATAAAATAATACTTATAGATTCAGAATATATTATAAATAAGTTTGAAGTTTATGTAGACGAGACAAGAAGAGTAAAAAAAATATTAATTGTTAATGGTAAACATCCAAATTGTGATCCAGAAACTAATATTTTCTGTTTACCAGATTCTATAAAAGATAGAATAATAAATGTTGATTTAATAAATATTATTGTTGAGACATTAAAAATTTTTAATTATAATAGTTCATACTATCAAGATTGGGGTGCATTTAAATGTATTAAAGAAGGAGATGATAAAATTTTATGAAAAAAGAAGATTTAAAAGAAGATTTAAAAGAAATTGGAAATCAAGCTATACAAGATTTAAAACCAGTTGTTCAAAAAAGTTCAGATAATATTTTTAGTTTTCTAAAAAATATTATTGATGAAGCTTTAAATAATCTTTTTGAAAAAGGAAATAAGAATGGAAACAGAGAAGAATGAATTATCATTTAAAGAAACAATAAAAGATATAATTAGTGAAGAAGAATATCTTAAAACAAAAGATATTAAACTTTTAATTCCAGAAATTATGAAAGAATTTGATCCAATCATTGCAAAATATGTAAAAAGACATTTTAAAGAAATTGGAAATTTTATAATTAAAAATTCTGAAGAAATTTCTGACAACAATAATGATGAGGTAAAAGATGCCTAAACTTTTGGACATAAGTTTATTTTGTGATGATTTAAAAGAGGTGACGACTTCTAAAATTATGGATAAAAGAAAATTTCACCCTCTTGGATTATTCTCTGAGCAAATTTTCGGTCCGATAAAAAATTATACTTGCCAATGTGGAACATATCATGGAATATCTAGATCTGGAGGAACTTGTGAAACATGTGGAATAGATATAGTTAATAGTAATGTTAGAAGAAAACGTTTTGCTAAAATAATTTTACCAGTTCATATTGTTAACCCAATAATGTATGATTTAATTATTGATGTATCTGATACTACAATTAAGAGCTTTTTAAATAAATTAATGAAAAGTGATAAATGTTCTTTATTTAGAAAAGATGGTTATTTTTATGTTGCAGAAGATTCAAAAATTCCTCCTGATGTTGAAAAATGGGAAAAAACAGAAGCAATATATGAATTAATTAATAGTGAATCAATAAGATACACAGAAAATGACCCAAATAGTAAATGGAAAATAATAAAAGATAACATAGATAAATTATTTATTCAAAATATTTTGGTATTACCGCCAGATTTGAGACCTGCTGCAAAAGGAATTGAAAGAAACAATCAGATAGTTGATGAAATAAATAGATATTATATGCAAATTCTCACTAAAAAAGAGTCAATGAAAGATACTATTATTGATATTAGTAGAGATAAGGTTTTGTTTTATTCATATTTTAAACAAATCCAAAAAGATGCAATTGAGTTATACGAACATATTATAGAAAAACTATCAAAAAAAGAAGGACTTATTAGAGGAAATATTCTTGGTAAAAGAATTGATTTTTCTGGAAGAGCTGTAATTATTCCAGATCCATCGTTAAAAATTGATGAATGTTCTTTGCCATATATTATGTTTTTAGAATTATTTAAACTACAGATTTCTAAAAAATTAATCGAGTTTAGTAAATTTAAATTATTAAATGAGGCAATTGATTACATAGATTACTGTATTTTAATTGATGATTTTTCATTATTTAACATTTGCGAAGAATTATCAAAAAATGAATTATGTATTTTAAACAGACAACCTTCTTTACATAGATTAAGCATGCTTGGATTTAAAATCAAAATATCAAAAGATAGTGTTATTAAATTACATCCGCTTGCATGTTCTGGTTTTAATGCAGATTTTGATGGCGACCAAATGGCAGTGTACATTCCTATTTCACAGAAAACTAAAGATGAGATTCTAGATAAAGTAATAATTACGAAAAATTTTACAAATCCTGCTAATATGAGTTTATCATCAGTTCCTAGTCAGGATATTGTATTAGGCATATATACTTTAAGTACGAACCAATTTCCCAAATTACAAAATTTAGTTGAATACAAAAATGTAAATGTTCCAGAGAGTATTAAAATTTTAAATGAATGTTTTCCGGATGACTATCATCTAATTAATTCTCCAATTGGAAAAAAAGAATTAATAAAAATTTTGAATGATATTAAAGAAAATTATTCTGACAAAATTACTGCAGAAACTCTTGATAAAATCAAAGTTGCAGGTTTTAAATATTCAACTATTTTTGGTCCAACTTTATCATTACAATCATTTGCTATTGAAAATTATGAAGAAATAAGAGATTCTATTTATAAAGATGGTTCAGTTATAGATCAATTAAAAAGATTAAATTCAAAAGAAACAATTGACTTTTTAAAAGAAAATTTTAAATATTCTTATTTAATAGAATCCGGATCAAGAGGTAGTTGGGAACAAGTAAAACAAATAGCTTTTTCAAGAGGTTTTGTATCTGATTTTAATGGGATGATAAAACAGACACCAATTAAACATAGTTTGTTGGAAGGATTAAACCAAGAGGAATTCTTTAACTCAACTTATGGTTGTAGAAAAGGTCTTCTTGATGTTGCTTTAAATACTGGAGCATCTGGTTATCTTTCAAGAAAATTACTTTTTACTGGTACAAATTTAGAAATAAGTAAAGAATTAGATGATTGTGGAACAGAAGATTATTTAGATGTATATGTTAAAGATGATAAAAAATCTAAAATGTTATTAGAAAGATATTTTTTAAATGATAGCAATGTTTTAGAGAAAATAACAAAAGAAAATCGAAAAAGTTTACTTGGAAAAACTATTAAATTAAGAAGTCCAATTTTCTGTAAAAGTGAACATTTGTGTCATAAATGTTATGGAGATTTATATAAACTTTTACATAGTCAATTTGTTGGAGTAATTGCAGCTCAATCATTAGGTGAAACAAATACTCAGCTAATTTTAAGAGTATTTCATAATTCTGGTATAGCAAAATTAGATAAAAATAATGAAGAATCATCAAAACAAAAAGATATTGTAGGTGATCTGACATTAGCTTCTAGATTATTCCACCAAACAAAAGGAAAAAATTTTAATGATTTAGTTTCAGATTCATATGAAATTTATAATAATAGTAGAGATATTCACCATGTTCATTTTGAATGTATAATTTCGCAAATGATGTGGGGAATTGAAAATGGAAATGAAACTTTATGGAGATTATTAGAAAATAGAAAAACTATTAAACCAACTTATTATAGCATTCAAACAGTTCCAGAAAAATCCAGTTGGTTATTGGGTTTAGGATTTTCAAATCCAAAAAGACAGATTATAAAAGGAATTCAAAAATCTGGAAGATATACTGGAATTTTTGATAGAATTATTTGTGGAGGGACTCCTTAATGGTTGATAAATTAGATGCTGAATGTTTTATAAATAATCTTGTAGAAATTAAAAGATATAGGTTAAAAACTAGAAGAACTCTTTTTAAATTTTTAAGAGAAAATACAGATAAATTAGAAGGCGACTTTTGGATATCAAGAAAAATGCATTATAATTATATGGGTGATTTAAGTGATAAACAATTGATAGAATATTCAGAATTAGTTTTAGAAAGAATAAATGGAGGTTAAAAATTTGAAATTTATAAATCCAAGTTATAAAGTTAACGACGGAAAAAATATCTTTACTTTAAGGAAGCATGAATATGAAAACATAGAGACTACCATTAGAGAAATTTTAAAACCTGCTGAAGAGCTTGGATTTATAGTTACAGATTTTGGAATTAAAGATACAAAATTTTCATCTGGAGAATTATTTAGAACATTAAAAAGTAATCTAGTAATTAAATTACAAAAAGGCGAAGCCGTTATTGATCTTTCAATGTCAATTCCAAAATTAATAGATGATAATTATATAATTATTGGTGGTAGAAAGAAAGTTCCATTATTTCAATTATTTGATATTCCTTTTGTTACTAGAGGAAAAAATATTAAGATGAGAACTAATGTAGCATCTTTAATGGTTTTTGAAGAAAAAAGTTTTCCTTATGTTCATATCTCAATTTTTGGTAAGAAAGTTCCTCTTGTTTTAGTAATGTTTTCATATTATGGTTATGATAAAATTGCAGAAATGTTTGACTTTTCTAAAATTGAAATAGATGATGAAAACATCAAGAGTTTATCAACCTATGATAAACTTTTATTTGACTTAAAAGATTTTTATTTATCTTCAGAAGATTATACTAGAGAAGATTTTATAAAAGAAACGGGTAAATGTTTTTCAACATATGACTATAAAGTAAAAGGTGAAGATTTAATTTATGGTCTTGATCTAATTTTAAAAACTGATTTAATGTCTGCAAAATTCTTTACAACAGGAACTGTTCTTGGAGATCTTTTAGAAGTAATAAAAATAAACGATATTGATGATACAGATTTTATAAACAAAAGGATTAGATGTTTTGAATATGTGATATTATCAAAAGTATCAAAAGCTGTTTTTGATCTTTGTATGTCAAATAGAACATCAAGAAAACCAAAATTTAATATCAATTCATCTCAAATATTATCTGATGTTAATGTATCAACTATTGTTCAATTCGACTTTTCAATAAATCCAATTGAAGAACTAACTTTGCTGTCAAGGACTAGTTTAGTTGGACCTGGAGGATTTAAAAAAGAAAATGTCCCTTATTATCTTCGAGATATTCAACCATCAATGTTTGGTAGAGTTTGTCCTGTAGATACACCAGATAGAGAAAACTGTGGTATACTACAAAATCTTTTACCAAATGTTGACTTAGATGAAAATTTAAAATTCACAGAAAAAACTTTAAAAGATCAACCTATATCTATACCTGTTACAATGGTTCCATTTTCAAGAAATGATGATCAAACAAGATTACAAATGGCTTCTTCTCAGATGAGACAAGCTATTATGTTATTTAATTTCGATCAACCAATGGTTAAATCTGGGTGTGAACAATTATATACAGATTATACCCAATTTATTAAAAGAGCTAAAAAAGATGGAATTATAATTTATGTTGATTCTGATTATATAATGATTGCTTATGATGATGGTGATTTTGATTTAATTAATGTTAGTATGAGAAAATTATATGTAGAAAATATTGATTTGATGGAAGTATATGTTTCAGAAGGTGATAAAGTAAAAGCTAAAGATATAATTGCAGAAAGTAACTTTTGTAAAAATGGTGAAATAAATATAGGAAAAAATTTATTAACTGCAATTACGTCAAAAGATGGATATAATTATGAAGATGGAATTATTATTTCAGATAAATTAGTTAAGGAAAATATATTTACATCAATACATGTGAAAGATTTATCCTTTACAATTCCAGAGTCAAAAATTTTAATTTCATTAGAAAATAATAATTATAAACCACTTCCAAAACCATTTAATATTCAAAATGGAAACAAATTAAAAAAGAAATATGATATTATAAATAAGGGAAATCCTTATGCTATTTTAAAGGAGATGCCTGATAATCCATTAGAATATAATTCTGTTTTTAAAGAAGAAATTCCATTAATAGCTAAACATAATTTATTTGTCCCATCTGTTAATATTTATGTTAATAAATATAATGATCAAATTCAACAATATGTAGAATGGGTTGAAGAAACAAAAGAAAGACAAATAAATGAAGAAAAATCAATACAAGATATAATTTACCAAAGAATGTCAAAACCAAATGCTTTACAATTCATTCGAGATAATAATCTTGATAAATTTTCACATTCTGGAAAATATAAAATCAAGGGTGAAGAAATTAATGGCATATATGTTGAAATGAATGCAATTTATTTAAGAAACATTGAGGTTGGTGATAAAATTGGAAATAGACATGGAAACAAAGGAGTTATTTCCAAAATATTACCACACAATGAGATGCCAAAATTAGAAGATGGTAGAAATGTAGATATATGCATTAATCCAATGGGTATTATTTCAAGAATGAATGTAGGACAAGTTTTTGAAGCAAATTTAGCAATGTCAATAAATGATTTAAGAAATAATTTATTAAATATGTTTAATGAATCTCTTAGCCAAGAAGAAATAATTGAAGATAGAGATATAAAAATAAAAAATTATCTTTTAAACTATATAAAAATTATTGATAATACAAATAATGGATGGTATTATAATCAATTTAAAGAACAATTAGAAAATATTAAAATAAATGAAGATTTTATAAAAAGCATTACAATTATTGAACCTCCATTTGAATCATCGTCAGCTGATATGATAATTGAAGCTATGAAATATACAAATACTCCAGCTGAATATAAAGTTTTTGATCATTCTATAGATGATTTTCTTTTAAATAAAATATGTGTTGGTTATATGTATTTTTTCAGAATGGTTCATATTGCAGCTCATAAAATTGCTTTTAGATCAATTGCTATGTATAATAGAAAAACTCTCCAACCTCCAGCTGGAAGAAAAAATCATGGTGGTCAGAGATTGGGAGAAATGGAAACAAATTGTTTAATTGGTCATGGTGCTCTTGATAATTTATCAGAGTTTATAACAACAAAATCAGATTGTATTGATTTGAAAAATCAGTATATTAAAAGTATTATTGATTCTAACTATTTAAAAGATGAAAAAGATATATCAAAAGTTCCGGAAGCAGTTGAATTGTTAAAAAATTATTTAATGGTAACCGGATTAGATATGGATGAATAAAAATTAATACGAGGAAATAGATTTAATTTATTTAATCTATTTCCTCATAAACTAAAAAAGAAAAGGAGAATAAAAAAGAATGATAGATTTAGATAATCTTCCAGACCTTCAGCACGATACAAAGTCTGAATTTCCATACTATATAAATCAGATAGGTGTTCAGAATGTACAGGTTCCGTTTCTTTTAGAAACTATGCATGAGGGAATTAAACATTTAAATGCAAATGTTTCAATGAGTACAGATTTAGAAGATTCAATAAAAGGAATATCCATGGGGAAATTATTAAGAACTTTAATGACTTACCTTGATAAACCTTTAAAACATGAAACTATACGGCAGCTTCTAGAAGAATTTAAAACCGCAGTAGAAACTGATTCAGAACATAGCCAATTAACTTTTGAATTTGATCTTCCTTTAAATAGAGTGGCTCCAAAAAGTTTGATAGAGTTTCCTCAATATTATAAATGTTCATTTTCAGGAAGATTAGATCATCAAAACTTTAGGTTCTTTCAAAAAGTTCAAGTTCAATATGCAAGTTATTGTAGTTGCAGTGCTTCATTATGTGAGCACTTGCGAAAAAATGGATCCAATGGATTTGTACATGCTCAGAGATCATACGCGAATTTATTAGTAGAAGTTCTTCCCGAGAATGTAGTTTGGTTAGAACAATTAATAGATTTAATTGAAAATGCAGTATCTAACAAAGTATATCCCTCATTACGCCGGATGGATGAAATGGAAGTTGCAAGAATTGCATATGAAAACCCTCAATTTGTAGAAGATTCAATTAGAAGAATATGCACTGATTTAGATAAAGAATCTTTTTTATACGATTGGATAATTAAATGTAAACATGATGAAACACTTCATACTTCAGATGCATATGCAATATCATGGCGCGGAATTCCTAACGGATTTAATGGAACATATTTCTTATAAGTTATAAAAATGTAACCAAATTGGTATTATGATACATTTACATGAATTTTAATTAAGGAGAAGTTATGGACGAATTAAAGATTGGTGATGAAGTTTGGGCAATTAATGTTGATACATATGAAGTTGTAAAAAGAAAAATTGAATCGTTTGTTATTGAAGATGATCCAATCATAATTTTTGAAGATTTTGAATGTTCTCCAGAAAACATTTACGAATTTGAAAAAGAAGCAACTCACGGATTAATTGAATATATAAATGAAGAGCTTACAGAACTACAACAAGAAATTAATGCATTGGGTCATATAAAAGGAAAATTATTAGAGAGTTAATATGAATGAAAGAAAAGCAGGAGATGAAGTTTGGACAATTGATTTTCAAAATAATAAACCTGTAAGAAGAATAATTGAAAAGATCCATTATAATACATTTTATTTTAATAAAGAAGATGGTCAATTAAATGTAGCATCATCATATTTAATTGAAAATTATACATTTAATACAGAAAACCAAGCGATAGAAAAATTAAAATTAATTATTGAAAATGATATTACCAATTCCAAAAAAATAATTAAGGAAAAACGAAAAATTTTAAGGAAACTTATTAGAGATGAAATTTAGAGATATTAAACAGTATACAAGATCAGGATCATACAATGTAAACGTAAGTTGGAAGCATCTACAAAAATCAACCTATTTTATAGATGAAAAACCAAAATTAGATTTAAATCCAGACTTTCAAAGAGCTCATGTTTGGGATGATGAAAAGAGAATAAAATTTTTAGAATTTAGTTTAAAAGGTGGAAAATCATCAAGGATTTTATATTTTAATTGTCCAGGATGGATGTATAATTTTAAAGGACCTTTTGAAATTGTTGATGGAAAACAAAGGTTAGAAACTGTTTTAAGATTTTTAAGAAACGAGATACCAGTTTTCGGAAATAATTATTTAAAAGATTTTGATATTTTACCTGTTGATGTAGATTTTGTTTTTAATATAAATGATTTAAAAACTAGAAAAGAAGTTTTACAATGGTATCTTGATTTAAATAGCGGAGGCGTTATCCATACAAAAGAAGAATTGGATAAAGTGAAAGAATTACTAAAAAAAGAGGAATAAAATGTATGAAGATATAATTGGGAAAATTAGATGGACATATAATTTACATATACCAACACTATTAAAAGTAAGAGTTTTAAAGATGACACAAGCAGATGGTATTTGGTATGAAGCTCATTGTTTAGTCATTGAAAATGATTATAGTAGAGAAATTATCGTACCAGAGGAAAATGTTTATAAAACTAAAAGGGCAGCAGCTAAACATTTTAAAAAAAAATTAAAATTTAAAATTAGTGACTTAGAATCTAAAATTAATGAATGTAAAAAAGCTCTTTTAGATGCGTCATAATATCATAATAATACTTATTAAATAGAGGATTAAAAAATGAGTAAAGAGAAAAAGGTAGTAGCTAAAACATTAACATCAATTTTAGAAAATCCAATTATGGAAATTATAAGAGATAAGGAATCTGATATAGAACAGGTTTTTGATAAAGTAATTAGTTGGTGGAGATATGATTTAGAATCAAGAAAACCCGGACCTGCATATATAGATGAAAATTTTGTAGGAACTGATCTTGATTTAGCATGTTTTCTGTTTGAATTATGTGAAAGAAATGCTGTAATTAATATTCCTAAATATAAAAGTATGAGAGCAAAAACAATTAAAGAAGGTGAAGCGGTTGTATCTTCAGAAAATAGACATGGTCAGATTACTGGTTTAATTGCTAATAAGGATGTCTTTTCATTTTCTGTTCGTATTAAAGATATGAATGTTGTAACATCTGAAGGTGTTGGAGAATCAAGAAACTTTTCAATTACAGATTTAGATGGTGATTGGCACGAAGGTTTTATGAATCTAGGATTTATACCAACAGCTAAAGAAAATAAATTTCTATTTGAAAACAAATTAGTATTTGATAATAAAATAGATTTCACTAATTTTGTACATCCCAATAGATGGAGTAGTCTATTTGGTCAATATTATATTATGACCAAACAACTTATCAAAAGATTAAAAGAGGAATCTTCCTATTATTTTCAGGAAATTAAGAAAATGAAGGATGAAGGAATAACTTATCCACCAAAAGATGCTCCGGCTGAATGGCCACATTCTGAGAAAATTCCAGGGAAAAAAATTAAAGTTAAATCATTTGAAGCTGATTTAGATATTCCTGATAATGATACAAAGTTTGTAACATATGAACATAATCAGGAAACTTTACTTGAGTTAACAAAAAGAAGGAATTATTATACATATACATTAGTTCCAAAATTAAACTTTGCGGTAAGAACTGTTGAGTATGCATATCATAAATTTGGAAAAAATAGAATTCCATCTTGGATTAAAAATGCTGAGTGGCAAGAGAATTGGGTTGTTCCTGGAAAGAGAACAAAATGGGATAGGGTTATTTTATTTCAACCAGAAGTAGGAAAAATTGGAGTTTCTATTAAGAAAAGACTTTTTGAATCAACTCAAGAAGTTTCAGAAAAATATGATGATAGAAAGGGTAAATTAAAGAATTATATAGCTTTTGTCCTTGATGAATCTGGATCTATGGCTAGAATTTGGGAGGAAACAATTGGTGCATTTAATCAACAGGTTAAAACAATTAAAGAAAATGCAAATGATATGGAAACTTTAGTTAGCCTGGTCAAGTTTAATACTATTGTACCAGAACCAGTTTATTGGAATGAATCTGATTCTTCTTTAAAAGAACTAGACAGAAAAAGTTATTGGCCAAACGGAATGACAGCTCTAAATGACGCAATTGGACTTACAATTGATGGTTTGAAAAAAGCTCCTGATATTAATGATCCTTTAACATCTTTTCTATTAGTTGTAGTTTCTGATGGAGATGAAAATAATTCTAAAACATATCCTGGTAGATATAATGAAAAAATAGCTCAAAAAATGAAAGAAGTTCAAGATTCGGAAAATTGGACAATAACTTTCCTTGGCGCTAATCAAAATATGGAAATTTTAAGTCAAAAATTAAATATACCAATGGGAAATGTTCAGGCTTTTGCAGCAACAAGCGAAGGAATGAATAAAGCTTCATTTACAGTGTCAACTGGTTTAAATACATATTATGATTCTAGAAGAGATGGGAGTAGATCTGTTAAGGGATTTTATAATGATCCAAAAGAAGATAAAAAGTAAATGCTTCAAAATGAATGAAATAATAAAAAGTTTTGAAGGAGTAATAAAGGAGTGGAGAATACAAAACAAAGAATTATAAAAAAGAATTGTGGTTATAATATTAATAAATTATTTGGTACAGGTTTAAGAGGATACATAAACTTAAATTATAAAGAACTTGTTTCTGTTTTTGGGAAAACAAATGGATTTATCAAAGATTATAAAGTTGACTGGTCATGGACTTTCCTCCTAAACCAAATTATTATAACAATTTATAATTATAAAACCGGTCCTAGTTATTTACATAAAAGGATAGGACCAAATAGTATAAATATTTGGCATGTTGGAGCAATATATTATTATGATTTAAAAATATTGGAAGATTATATCATTCAAAAAACTGGTGATAAATTTTCTGGTAGAGTAATTATTGAAGAAGCATAAGGATTAATTATGGGATTGATATTAAAAAAACATGGATATATTTGTGAAAAAAATTGGATTTATAATGATGAATTAGAAGAGAGAAAATGTGAATATAATGTTCTTACTCCTGGGTTTTTAGTAAAGTTTGATAATTATTATCCATTTTCATTATTATGTTTTAACATTGAATTAGAAAATAATTATACAGTAAGAGATTGGTTTGAACTTGTTATTAGATATCCAATCTTTCAAAAATTAGATCCATTTATGAATTCGTATATTGAAGAATATTCACAATGTCCTAGAAAAGATTGCATAGATCCAGATGATAATGTTTGTGCTATTTGTATTAAAAAAATGATATCATTATCCAAAGATCATTCAAAAAATTTGTTATATGATTGTGAAATATTTTATGATATTTATGGAGAAGATAAAGATAAAAATAAAGATGTAAATTGGGGAATAGACTTCTGGGAATTAAAAAATTATTTAGATATTCCAATGAAACTTTCAAATGGAGTTTATACAAAAGAAATTCCTAAAACATATGAAAATATATCAGAAGAAGTGAAATTGGATTATACATTATATGAATTTATTACTTCATTTATTTATGAAATATCATTTTATGGAACACCTGAAAAAAGAAATAAAAAATCAAAAGAATTAAAACAATCATGTGATGATATAATAGATAGAAAAAATTGATATAGGAGAGTTATGACAAAAGACGAAGTTTTAAAATTATACGAGAAAGAGAGGAATTATCAAACTAAAGTATTTGGTGATTATAAAAATAATCCATCTTTAAATTTAGGATCATTCTTATTATTTCTTGATAATTATTTAAAGAAAGCAAAAAATAGTTATGTGTCCAAATGGGTAGATAAACTTCCATCATGGTTATTGACATCAAGAGAGTTTGTTTCTCAAAATTCAGCACCTGCATATTCTTATGAAGAATTGATTAAGATCTTTGCACTATCCGGAGCTGCGTTAGAATCTTATGCTGCTATTGATGTATCAAAATGGCGGGAAGAAGGTATTAAAGATAAATGGAAAATTGATTTAGGAGTTTAAATGGAAATTGGAACCATATTTATGTTTTTGGGTAATGAATATAAAATAATATTTAAAAATGACAAAATAAAAAGAATCAATATTGAACCAATTGGAGATAATGATGGTTTTCCAAATATAAGAGATGTAATAAGAATTAAGGATGACTTTTATAGAGTAATTTATATTCATAAAATAAAAAAGAGAATTTCATTAGATCAAATAGAGAAAAAAGGAGCAGAGTAAGAAAAGATGGAAAACCTCCAGGAAATGATTGATGATTTAAATTCAGAACCTAAAAATGAAGAAGAAAATATTGATAATTTAGAAGTAAGCGAAAACACAGAATCTGATAATAAGGAAGTAGAAGATAATACTATAAAGGAACAACCAGAAATTGGATTAGTAAACTTTTATGATTGGTTTGAATCTGTTGAGACTGAAGTTATTCATAATGTGGCAAGAGTAAAGGCAACTGTTTCAAATGTTGATTCAAAAGATAGTATTATTTTTAAAATACAAAAAGGAACTGATCCAGAATCAATGGAATTAATTAGTTTCTATAATCCTTCTAGTAGACCTATTTTAAATTTACCGCCAATATATATGAAGGTTTATAAGAACGATACTTTTGAAATTTTACATACTTATAATGATGAGATTTTTATTAAAAGTTATGGAGTCAAAACCGGTTTAATTGTTGTATTTTGTGCTAATGTTGATGGAAAAGTAATTCCTTATGAAAAAATAAAAATTAAGAAGAATGTTGATTCTATCAAACTTCATGGACGTGAAGGAATTGCAAATGAAATTAAAAATACACTTAATGATCCTGTTGATGTAGAAACAATTCAGCTTTTATATAAACAAGCTGAAAAATTCAAGGATGTATTTGTTACAAAAGAAGATACAGTCAATTGGTTTTTGAAGAAACAAAGTGAAGTTGTTGATATTAATCATTTATTAAAAATTGATAATGTTTTAATTAATATTATCTAATGTGTTGACGTTAAATCGTCAAAAGGCTTATACTAGTCAAAGTCTTTGGTATGCATCTAATGGTCTTGTGGTTTGCTTGATCAGGCGTCGCGAAGATTAAAAAAGTGACATACCAAGTGATTGAAGGGATGGATATATTTATATATCCATCCCGCTATATATAATTTTTGAATGGAAACAAACATGTTATGAAAATCAATGAAAATTGTAGATTATTTTTAAATAATGTTTATTCTTATGATATCTCATCATGTCATTATAACATTTTAAAAAGTTTAAATTATGATATTTCAAATATTGAAAAAGAAGATAAGTTAAAAAGGAATATTCAAATTGGAATGTTAATGAGAGATAATCCAAAACTAACAAGCGTTATACGATCAACAACAGACTCATTAATTGACGAATATATTTTAAGAAATAAAATTTTTAAAGATGATATTTTAATTAGACAATACGATGGGTTTATGTCAACCAAACCATTAAAGATAACTACAGATCAATATCTACCAATAAGTTTACAAAATATTTTTTCAGTTTTTATTATATCCATAGATAGAACTAAATTTATAGCAACAGATGGAAATAAGATTTCTATTAAAGGTGTTCCTTATAGATATGAAGAAATGGATAAGATATATAAAAAGATATTATTTATAAATTTTGCAAATAAACAATCTGTGTTTGTAAGTTTACAAAATATAAAAGATGAAATATTAAATTCATATAATTCAAGATTATATTGTATTCCAAATAAAGGAAATAAGTTTAATGTTTTCTTAAAACAATATGGACAATTTGAAATCTCTGATACCATAGTTAATATTTTAGATACTAATGATATCGATAAAAGACGATATTTTGATTTTTATATACAAACATTTTTTGATAGTATAACAGTTGAGTTTTTATAAGAGGAGAGAAATGAAACTACAACATTGTATAATTGTAACACCAGAAACAAGAGATGATATAATTGAATGTGATAAATATGGAATTTTGAATTTACCATATTATCCACCTCCAGCTGGTATAAATTATGATATATTCAAAAGTAATTATATAATAGATTCAAAGGATATTGATAAATATAAAGATTTTTTAGTTGAGAATTTGGAGAAAACAAAATGATAGTTAAAGCTAAATTAATACCAGAAGATGCAATAGAAAATAATATTCTTGTTTTACTTTCAAAACCACAAAATAAAATAATCCAAAATAACCCATTTGATAATTGTGATCAATTTAATTTTAGTATTAGAAATAAAAAAGATAGTTTTGGAATTTTTGAATGTGAAATAGGTAAGCAAGATATGGTTTTAGAAAAAGTTGAAAAAATGAAAGTAATTTTAATTTCTAAAGATAATGAGGAGAAAACTAAATGATAATTTTAAATATTGGCGCAGGAAAAATATCACCAATTCCATACCAAGATGGTGAAATAATAAATGATAGTGATATTTTAGTTAACTTAGATAAAAATTACTTCAATGGAACTACTCCAGATAAAATTGAAGAAATTCATAATAGTTATCATTATAGTTTAAATAGTTTAAGCGGTACTAAATCATGTACTAATTTCTATGGTGATATTCATTATTGTAATTGTGATATTTATAATTTTTTAGAAAATTATAAATATATTTTTGATAAAATTATAATGTATAGATTTTTAGAACATGTTCCTAAAGCTAAACTATTGTATTTCTTATATATTCTTTCGACTTGTATTAAAGAAGATGGTTTGGTAGATATAATAGTTCCTAACTATAAATTATTAGCAGAAAGAATTTTAAATGAAGATCCAATAAATGATCCAAATTTTGAAGCGGATGATATTATTACAACTTTTGAATTATTAAATGAGCAATATGATCCTCACACATCTGTTTGGACTAAGGATAGAGCAATTCACTTTTTTGAATTAGAAGGAAGGTTTAAAATAGTAGATGTTATTGAGAGTTTTAAATTTGATGGTAGAGATATTTATCTAAGATTTTTAGCAAGAAGAACGGATGGATAAAAATGGAACAAAAAACATTAGAATATATTTCAGAATTATTAAATTTGGAAAAAATATTAGTTACAGAAGAAAAATCTATACTTTGTTTTCCAAAAGATAAAGATGAAAACTTTTATAAAATGTTTTATGACATTCAAAATAATTTACCTCCAAATACAACTTTAAAAATAGTTGATGAAACAGAAATAGTATTAAATGAAATAGAAAAAGGAGAAACAAAAGATGACAATTCAGAACTTTCAGGAGAGAGCTCAAACAATGGGTCTGAATGATATTGGAAATGCATGTTTTCAATATGATGATATTATTGGTAGTGTAATTTATAAACATCTTCAAACAAAAGATAATATTGATGTTCCACTATATTCAGTTTTTACAAAACCTCCAGTTGATAATACAGAGTTTAAATATTCTGGTTATGTATCAGACTCTTATCAATTTGAAGGTAATGAAGTAATGAATGAAAAAATTAGACAATCTATACTTGATGTAGGAATTCCAATTTTCAGAGAATTTATTTATTTAAATCCTATTAGGACAAGAATGTCAAATGAAATATTAATTCAGCATAGTTCTAATATTCCAAAAGTCGGAGATGTTTACCCTCAGATAATTGTAAAGAATACATATGATGGTAGTGGAGCAAGAGAGTTTCTTTTCGGATTTAGTATTTTAGAAGATAATTCACGATTCTTTGGTTTTGGATTTAGAAATAAAATTGGAAAAGTTAGACAAGTTCATAATATACATTCAAGAACAACTTTTTCAACTCCAATAGGAAGTTATATAGAAATATTTTCAAATAATATTTTAGAAATAATTGATTCAAATTTTAATACAGAAGTAAATCAAGAGAATCTGTTAAATGTATTTTCTATGTTAGAAGAGATTGGAAAAAGAAGAAGAAAAGAAGTTTCCGCTATGATAGCTGATATGACAAAAGAAACAGATGGTAGAGTTAATGCTTGGAATTTGTTTTCAGCAATTACCTTTTTCTCAACTATTGAAAAGAATGTAAATATCAAATCTCTCTTAAATGATATAGCTGAAAAAGTCCTTGTAATCCCTGTTCAAATTCAACATTTGTTAGATGAGTTAAATAATAATGTATAGAATAAATATATCATATAGTACTGGTGATTCATTTAGCAACAGAGAAACAGAAAGTTTAATTGATTTATCATGGAATAATTTAGAAATAGCAAAAGAGAATTTAAAAAGAATTAAAGATCATAGTTCATGGTATAATGAAAAAGCGAAAGATATTTATGAAGCCCTTGATGATTAATAGAAGGTATATTTTGGGAAGGATTGGACGATGTACGTTGACTGTTGGTAAGGAATAGCGTGTATCCAGAGAGTAAGCCCACAGGGTGTTAGGGTATGGGACACTATAAACACATGCTAATAAATCCCGGGAGTTTATTAGTTAGATAAAGTGTCGGACGGGGGTTAAATTATCTCCCCGAAAAATGGTGCTATTCATTTCGTCTAGTCTTTCTAAAAAAGGAAGGTGAATTATGGCTGATTCGTTAGGTGATAGAATGAAGGAAAAATACGAGGATAGATATCGGATAAAATTGACTCGTAGGATGCCCGTAATTATAAGGTTGGATGGTAAATCGTTTCATTCAGTAACAAAAGATTGTATTAAACCATTTGACTATGTGTTTGCTAGTACGATGGACGCAACCGCTCAAGCCCTTTGTAGAGGCATCCAAGGTGCAAAATGTGCTTACATCCAGTCGGATGAAATATCAATTTTATTGACCGATTTCGATAAATTAACTACAGAAGCATGGTTTGATTACAATATACAAAAAATGGTTTCTGTATCTGCTGGGATGGCATCAGCATACTTTTCTTGCATATGGAATGGAGACAAAAGAGGAATATTTGATAGTCGTACATTCAATATACCAAAAGAAGAAGTATGTAATTATTTCATCTGGCGACAAATGGATTGGACAAGGAACTCAGTGGAGATGTTAGCGAGATCGTACTTTTCCCACAATGAGCTTCATAAAAAGAATCAATCCGATATGCACGAAATGCTACACAACAAGGGTATAAATTGGGCAGACCTTGATGGTAGATGGAAGAATGGACAATTTATTTACAAGGATGAACTAGGATGGCAAACAATACACGCTCCAAGATTCACACAAGATCGGAAAGTTATTGAAAATCACATCTTCAAAAACTCTGAATTATTAAAGGAATAAATGAAAAATACAAAGATTAATTGGAAATGTATTCATTGTGGGAAAAGAAACCTTTATATTATTAAGTTTCAATTTGATGTACCTCAGAGTTACACAGCACAATATTCATGCCTACTTCATCAAGCGCAACATGGCTTATGATGATTGATCCAAAAACGAACAAACCAAGACCTGTATATCTTGAACCTGAAATAGTTGTATCACCGTTTCCATTACATGACATAAAAAATTAATATCCAGCGTAAATGAAGGTTTGGGTTTCTTAATAGCTCAAACCTTCATTTTTCCGGAAAAATTTTTTTTGTTTCTTTTTTTGTTAGAACAAATTATAAAATACAATTGTTAAAGGTGTAACAAAATGAATACTATTATAGATAATTATTTAATTAGGATATTAGAACAAGAATCTAAAGAGAAAAATTTTACACCAGAAGAAGCTAAAAAAGTTGGAGATGAAATTGGTGTAGATTGGACTAAACATAGTTTAGAAAATTTTGTAATTGGTCTCAATATTGAAAGGGAGCATGGGAATAAAGATCTTCAAACAAATGTTACAAATGATGATCCAATAATTACAGGAAAAATTGCATATGCTCACATGAAGGAAGTTCCAGGAACAGGAATAGGAAAAGGTAATGACTATTACGCTCTTCTAAAAAAATATGTAGAAAATGATTAAGGATATAATTTAAATGCCAGAAACTAAAAGGGTATACACACCAACTAGAAGTTATGATATACAATTAAAAATTAAAGATCTAGACTATACAAATGATTTAAGATCTGTACGAATAATTTCAAGCATAAACGGGGCGTACCAAATTGTAGCTATTTCATTATCATTAGATCCAAATGATTTAATTCTTGAAGATGTTGTAGGAAAAGAACCTATAAAATTAGCAATTAGACTATTAGGAAAACAAGGTGAAAATATTCCATTAGAAGATGTTCAAATGGAATTATTACATATTAAAACTAGTTCAATGAATCAAACAAAACCAAAAATTTCAGAAGGTATTAGTAAAGATAGAAGTTTAGTTAAATTTATTACTGTATGTAGAAACCCATTTAAAACAATGACATCTATTGTTAATGATGTATTTTTAGAAAAAACACCTAAACAAGTAATCCAGGATATTGTTTCTAAAGCAGGAGCAGAATTAATATATGATTCAGATGGAGAAAATTCTAAAGTAATAGACCAAATTGTTTTACCACCAACAACGTTATATAATTCCATTAGATATTTAGATAATTATTTTGGACTTTTTGAAGGAGTTTCAAACTTAGGATTTTGTCAATATGATAATATAGTTTATATTCAAAATTTAACAAAAAGAATGAATAAGAATCAAGTATTTACAATATATCAATTAGCTTTTGATAGTGAAAATAATGAAGATATTATCACCAAAAAATGTAATGATGGTAGATCTTTTTATACATACGGAGCATTAAAAAATCAATATTCTAACAATACTAAATTTGCAGTAATAGGTAAAAAAATTAATTATGTTGTTAAACCAAAAGATATGTTATATAGAATAATAGAACAAGAATTAAATGATGTTTGTCTTAAATATGGAGCAATTGCAAAAAATCCAGAAATATTAAATGATTCAAACTTAAATGATAGAGAAGTTTATAATATTAATTATAGTGGTAATGATGATTCTGATGTATTTGCAAATGTTAGAGTAGCAAGAAATATTATAGGAATGTCAAATGTACAAATAGCTTTAGAAAAAAGCTTACCAATTATGAGTTTAATCAAAGTAGGTGAACCAGTTAAATTAAAATGCGGATCTGTTGAATATGTTCCATTAGCTGGAAAATATATCTTAAAGTCAAGTGATATATCGTTTACAAGAAATGCTGCTGATTGGTTTAGTGCATGTGTTATAAATCTTGAAAGAACAAATCAATATCAGTAAAGGAAATAAATATGAAACAAGAAACAAAAGATATTCTTGAATGGCAAGTTGAAGAATACATAAGATGTAAGAATGATTTTGAGCATTTTGCAAAAAATTATATATACCTGGAATTAACTGGCGGCGATGTTCTATATACACCTTATCAAAAACAACTCGAGTTTATAAATTTAGTTCAAAAAGAAAAACATGTTATAGTCCTAAAAACGCGTCAAACAGGGATATCTACAACCACACAAGCTTATTGTGCATGGTTATTAAACTTTTTTGACAATGCTATTATAGGAGTTGTATCAAAGGATGGCCAAGAATCCACATCTTTTTCTAGATGTATAAGAAGCATGATAGAAAAACTTCCTATTTGGTTGGTTCCAAAAAAAGGAAGGGAAAGTTGGTGTTTCGATAAAAGATCTGAACAAAGTTTTATTTTATCAAATGGATCTAAATTATTTGTTGCTCCTGTAAATCCTATTGCTCCAGAGAAAACATTGAGAGGTAAACCCGTAACATTTTTAGTGATTGATGAAGCTTCATGGATTGCCAAAATAGATCGTGCGTGGACAGCTATTGTTCCTGGTCTTAGTACAGCTCAACGTCAAGCTAGAGTTTCTGGTGTTCCATATGGAACTTTAATAATTTCGACTCCAAATAAAACAATGGGAACTGGAGCTTGGTATTATTCTAGATATAGTAAAGCAATAAATAAAGAAGGAATATTTAAACCATGTGTTGTTTATTGGAAAGATATTCCAGAATTAGCAAATGATCCATTATGGTATAAACAACAATGTGAAATGTTTGACAATGATCAAAGACAAATTGAGCAGGAACTTGAGTTAAAATTCTTACCTTCTAGCGGTTCTTTCTTTGATGCACAAACTTGTTTAAAATTACAAGAAGGTAGTATAGAACCAATTGAAACATTTAAATTATTTAATGGAGAAATGTGGAAATTTCAAGAACCAATTCCTGGAAAACATTATATAACTGGTGTTGATACTGCGCCAGAATTTGGATCAGATAAATCTGCTATTACAATATGGGATTATGAAACATTAGATCAAGTTTGGGAATATCAATCAAAGAGTCAGGTTAGGGATTTTATAAAAGTAGTTAAATATGCAGCAGCTCTTTATCCTGGTACGATTGTAATTGAAAATAATTCATATGGAAACCAAGTTATGGAAGAGGTTAATAATAGTGACTTTTCTGTAATGATGTATAAAGAAAAAAGAGGAGAAAATAAAAAAGCTCCTGGTCTTTCAACTAATGCAAAAACAAGACCATTGATGATAGATGCATTATATTCTTATATAACACAATATCCAGAAATGGTTAAGTCAAAAAGATTAGCATTAGAATTAATTGGATTGGTAGATAAAAATGGAAGAGTGGAAGCAGATTCTGGAGTAAATGATGACTTAGCATTAACTTTATCATTCTGTATGTATATTAGAAAATATGATCCTCCCCTATTTATCGAAAATAACACAACTGCTCAAAATGCTTTTATGGATATTTTAGATATGAATAATTCTGATACTAGTCATGAATTATTAGATAATGCTAGTATTATGAAACATGTAAAAGAAAACGTATTTGATTATGAAGATGCTATGATAAATACATTAGAATTTTTTAAGAGATAAAAATTCAAGAATTAATAGAGGATAATAAATGTCTAACTTAAAAGAATTATTTGCTTTACCAATTGGATTACATAAAGTAGCCATGTGTGATAACATACCATTATATGGATCTCAAACTTTAAATGATAAATTTATTCAATCAATTAATAATAGTAAAAGAGGAAAGCTAGTTTCAAAAAGAGTGGAAGATTTAGTAAAAGATGAAGTTATTATTCCTTGTTTTGCAGATAAGGGAATGTTATCATATTTTAGAAGAAAGATATCTAAAGATACAAGCGGAGGATTATTAAGAGTAGTTAGATTTTTAATAGGTGATGATGCAGAACATCCATTAGATTATATTTTAGCATATTATGACTATACTGAACATAAAATTATATTTTTAATTAGTAATCATTTAGATGAAAAGTATTCTACTACAGCATCTGATATTTCAATATCTATTTCTTTAACACATGAAATGATGCATATGTATTCACACCTAAAACCAAACAAATTTATATCTTTATTTAAAAATGAGTTAAACTCATATTATTCTAATTATTTTAAAGAAATTTTTAAACTTAAAGATGATAAAATGGTTAAAAATGTTATTGAAGACATTTATAAATATCTTTTCTTTAATATTGAGTCTACAACAAAAACTAATGTTTCACTTAAAAAATTATTTGATAAATTAGTAAAATTAATACCTTTTTCTAAATTAAGTAAAGATGAATTTGAAAATGTTCTTTCAAGTTATCTTATGTTAGTTCGTTTATTATTAACCAATAATATTAAAATGCTTATGAGTTATGGTAAAAAATATAAACATCTGATTAATCCTTTATATAGTTCATATAAAAAATCTTTTGGTAAAGTTCCAGTTAAAGGATGTATCCAAGAAATTATTGCACCAAGTGAAGTAATTTGTGGTTGTACTGATATAAAAATAGATTCAAAAATTAAAAGTGCTTTAGAGTCAATCTAAGGAGTTTAAATAATGGCAAAAGATTATAGTGATGACACAAAAAAATATGGAAAGACTTTTGAGAATGATCCGGAATTTAATGATATATTATCAAATACTTCAATAGAAGATAAAGTAAAAATTACACAGGTTCATAAAAATATTAATTCACTAGCTGGACAACTAGAAAAATCACAACAAGGTTTCCAAAAAGAGATGAAAAGTATAACTAGTTTTATTTCATCTACAACAAAGAGTCAACAAAAATTATCTGAACGAATTAATATGAAAGAGTTAAGTTCTTCAAAAGAAATAAAAAGTATTGAAAAATCAGCACAACAAATTCTTGGAAAACTTGGATATACAATTGATGTAATTGGAAGAGGTTCAAAAAGAATATTAACAAATACTGCAATTGCAACCAAAGAGACAATGAGTCAATATGGTCAAGCTCTTAAAGAAGATTTTAATATAAATAAAGGAAATTTATTGGCTGCAAGTTTAGCAAAAGCTAGTCCGCTGTTTGGATATTTTGCTGGAAAGTTTATGGAAACAGATATATTCCAAAAAGCAAGTAATGCTATTAAAGAAAAATTCACTGAATCAATAACTTTTGTTGGAAATAAAATTAAAGATTTATGGGGAACATCCATAGATAAATTTAAAAATGTTTATTCAAGATTGCCAGAAATAATGGAAAGAATGTCAATCGTTATAAAAAACTTACCTAATCAATTACTTAAGTTTATGGATTTTCTAAATACTTTACCTAAAAAATTTTATAATGTTTTAGATAAAGGTATAAAGTTTATTGGTAGTTTACCTGAAAAATTATTTAAAACATTAGATACAATCTTTGATAAAACTATTGAGTTTGGTGTATTCTTTTCAAAATTACCATTTAAAGCTTTCTCTTTAGCTGTTAAAAGTGTAGCTGCAATAGCTGGTTTTTTAAGTAAAGTTTCTGGAAAAACAATTGTTGGCGCATTTAGAACAATCTTTGAAACCACTAAATTCTTAGCCAAGTTACCATTTAAAGGAATTGGAATTGCTCTAACTAGTATTTGGGAAGCAACAAAATTTATGGCAAAGATACCATTTAAATTAATGGGTGCTGGAATAAGAGGAGTGTATGAATTTAGTAGATTTTTAATTAAATTACCTTTTAAAGCAGTAGCTGGTATATTTAAAGCTGCTGTAGGAACTCTAGACTTTTTAATTAAATTACCTTTTAAAGCAATTGGTGCAGCTTTTGGATCTATTTTAAAAGTTTCAAAATTTTTAATATCTCTTCCATTTAAAGCAATAAGTTCTGCATTTAAAATGACTGTGTCTATTATAAAAGCTCCATTTAAATTATTAGGAGGCGCATTTAGTGCATTAAGAAGCGGATTTACTTCTGCTAAAAAAGGAAGTGAAAAAGAAATTGGATTTGGTAGTTCTGGAACTTCTAGAACTGAAATAAGAAATCATCCAAATGAATCTCCTTATACCCAAGCAAATATTGCAAAAACACAATCAGGAACAGGTATACCAACAGTTGCCACAGTTTCAGATAGATCTACAGCAAAAATAGCGTCAGATGTATCATCAGGAATTTCAGAAGGATTAAAACCTACGACAACTAAATTAGATAAATTAATTACTATTCTTAAATGGTCAGCAGTTATAAAAGCTGGACATATTGTTTGGAAGTATTGGAAAAGTTATAAAACATCTAAAAATAAAGATCCTCAAGTTAGATTATCAGAAGACCTTTCTTTATTCTATATAATGTCAATGAAGAAATATGATGAATTAATTGAAAGTATAAAAGCATTACCATCAGCGATTTCTGGATTAACACCAGCTAAAATAAAGGAAGGTGTTAAAACTAGTTTAGATAAAGCAAAAGAAAAAGTAATAGCAACACCAGATAAAATAAAGGGTGTAATTAAAACTAGTTTAGAAAGAGCAAGAGAAAGAGCTATAAAAGCATCAACTACTGGCGACATAAGTACGAAAGATAAACTTATCTTAGGAGCAGAATATG